AAATAAAAATACCATAATTTACAAAAGCCAAAGACACCCTACCAAAAAACTTATTTTCCTCTTCTATAACCATCTCAACCATACCCTCTAAAACATCACTACTAACACTAAAATCTTTACTACCATAGAACTCATCCGAAAAATCACCAAAGCTAACCCTATAAAAAACGCCAGACTTTCCAACAAAACTAAAATTAACAAGCCCAAACTTTAACGGAAAAATATAATCAGCACTTAACCAAAAATTATTCTTCTTAAAATCACCAAACAAATACTCATAATCATTATAATCTAATCTTACTATTACATCTCCTTTTTTAAAAATATCAATCATAGGATAACTAAATCCTCCTCTGAAATTCTAATATACTGACTCTTATTTATCTTAATATCGTGAACTGTCCCAGAACTCTCCGAAGTAGTCCTAAAATCACTAAAAACAACATTATCCACACCAGCAACCCCTCTCACTACATAAATTAAGTCAGCCATCTCTAAGTTATATCCTAAATTTAAAGTATTAACATAATCCAAAACCCTACTCCTCACAATATCAGAAACAGAAAGTTTATCAAACCCAGATAATACATATAAAGTAAATTTAATATAGACATAAACAATAGAAGCCTCCCTAACTAACAAATCTACGCCAAAAGATTTATAATCAGCAGAATCTAACTTATCTTGTAAATACTTTATACCATAATTATACTTATAATCTACATAACCAGATTGACCAAAATAACCATCCAAATGAGAAGGATCATCAATATATAAAGCATCCCTACCTCTTATAGAACCAGAATAAACTCCTACATCCTTTTTTACCGAAAACCAACTAGTCTTATCATCCGAACCTAACTGAACCTTAACAATCTCCTTCACTGGAGACCTATCAAAATACTTAACAATGTTTTTAGAAATATCTTCAATATAATAATAACCTACCCTAAAATAATCTCTACCAGTCCTAATATCCTCTCCTATAACAAATAAATCTACCCCACCAACATCTCCTCTTGAATAACCAGTATCTTCATAAGTAAAAACAGAAGCATCATCAACAAATCTCAACGCATTCAAAAGCAAACCACTCTTCAAATTAGTCCGACCTACACTATTTAAAAATAACTTTATCCTCCTAACAGCATCTTCTCTCGTCTCAATATCCAAACCACCACTAAAAGCCTCTTTATTTATAACTTTATCTATCCCAGTTAAACTCCTCATCATCACACTAATAACTCCAGAGGGAACTCTACCAATAGACCCAACTGAAAAACATTCTACCTGAACCGCAACCTCATAAACCCCTTCAGAAGGATTAAAATATAAGCTCTTCTGATCAACTGGAATAGTCTTTTCCTCTATCGTATAAAAAACTAAGCGACTTCCAAAATCATTTTGGGTAGCAACTGGAAATCCACGAGGGATTGTTATATCAGAAATAATATCATAAGCCTGAAAATAAACATAACCACGAGCCCTCTCACCACTCAAAAGCTTAAATAAATAATTACTCAATAAACCATTAAATTCACTATCAGTCATCAAAGAATAATTATCCAAATCCAAAATTGCCTTCAATCGCTCTATCTCTGAATCCACCTCGGACAAAATCGTAGAAAAAGGATTTATAACCAAATCATTTATAGCACCATATTCAGTATCTAAATTTGGATTTAAAGATAAAATAATACCCTTTAAATAATCTTGCCAACCAGTCTTAGTCTTCACAAAATTACACCCCCTTCTTCAATAACCCCAGCCAAAGATTTCAACTGCACCCAAAACCTTATCATCCTCTTATCAATCTTACTCCGCTTAACCAAAACAAGCGCTATCTCATAAATCCTCTCACTTTCATCTCTATAAATACCAGAATTATCTAATAACCTTTTTAAGGTCTCTAATTGACTAACCAATCTAATATTTAAAAAAGCCTCCGCTAAAAAACTATCATCTATAGAAACTATATCATCACGAGATAATGAACTATATATCAACTCTCTCGTATGCTGTTTCAATAAATCCTTACCAGAAATAAGAACAATCCTCCCAAAATCATCAAACTTAGTATCACCATTCTCTACCCAAAAAGTCTGACTCATCCTCCCAAGCCCCCTAATTTATAATTTATCTTATCAATTAACAAATCTAAATACTTCATACCCTCATCTAATAAAGTCTTTTGATAATCCTCTATAACAGACATAAAATTATACCTATTAACAACCTCCTGAAAAACATCAGTAGTATTAACTACAATCTTTAAATTCCTCTTTAATTTATCTACTACTTCAGATACCCCTAAACACCTAACTAACTCCTCATTATTAAAAAATTCAGAAAAATTATTCAAAGAATTACTAACCTTTTTAGACATCTGCAAAAAAGGCTCTATTTTAACCTTCATTACTAAATCCTCTAAATTTCTATTTACTGCACCAACAACCAACATATCATACATAACACTAATATATTCTTTTAACATAACCAACAAATCCCTCAACATACCTAAACCTTCCTTACCTAACTCCTTAAGCAAAACATCAGAAATACAATCAAAATCTATCTTTAATTCATCTCCCATTAGTCTTTCACCATCACCGAACTTGATAACGAAGTAGATAAACTATCAACCAAACCATTTAACTTTATTTTATTCATCGCAAGCACTACCTCCATACCATCCTTAACCTTAAAACAACTAAATATATCATCAATCGTAGAAAAAATACTCTTTAATAAATTAACCAAAACATCCCCCTTAATAACTGGATGAACAGCTAAAACACCACCCAACCTGATAAAAGTATTAGTATATAAATCAATAGCACCCGTCTTCTCAATATAAACCTCAGAAATAGGAACATTAGCAACCTGAACACTCAAAGAAAATAACTTGTTAACATCAGGCACTCCTAACTTATTTACCACATCACCTATCTTTAACTCAACCACCTCACCAGTCTGCTTCTCAACCCCTACAAAAAACTCAACCATATCAGGAATAGAAACCTCTTGACCAGCTATATCCCTAACAACTCTCCCATAACACATATCAACACCATTTAAAGTCCTACTCCTTATAAAGCTGGAAACAAAATCTATCGCCCTCCGCAAAGAATCTAACCTAATTATACTAACCCCAGAACCTAAATTTAAATAACCATTAGAAGACAACAAAACCTCTGTCTCCCCCAACCCAGAATACAACACTATATCACCTTGATTCAACTTTTTCAAAAATAACAAATCAACCTTATCATACTTACCCTCAATATCACTCAACAAAAAGCCTATAATATAAGGAACTAAATTTGGAGACCAACCTACCAAAACCTTATCCCCAACACGAGGAACAAACCTTATACCAGAACTAATAGATACAAAAGGATAACCTAACTCAATAGAAACATCCTCAGGCTTCTCAACCAACCTCACTAAACAAGAACATCTCAAACCCTCCTTAAGGGTTATTCCTATAATCTGACCAGTCATTATCCTATTATAAATCATTTTCCAGCCTTCTTTTTAGCTGTATTAAAAAATTGTGAATAATCTATAGACAAAGTATCTAATCTCTCCGTAAAAGCAACCCGATACCCCTCTCCATTCCACTGCCTCAAATAAGATAAACTCAAACTTAAATTAGGAGAACCACCAGGCTTAAACGAAGAACTACAACCAAGAACCAACCCTACCCTACCTAAATAAGCTATCTTTACAGGACGATTCAACATAAAACAACCCTTAAAATTAACCGAAAGAGAACCAGAATACAATTTACGATTATTAATACTCATCACCAACTCCGCCTTAAGCCTCGCACTTGCCTCATTATCAGGAACCCATCCATAAGTAGAATCTGCCTGAATTATCTTAATACCATACTTAGCTATCAAAGAAGGAGAAAAAACAGACTGCATAAGAGGTGGAATAGGCACAAGAAAAGTATTCCCCGCCTCACTTCCAATCTCAACAGTGCCTACATAAGGATTACAACTTACCACCGTCGCTATACCCCTCAAATCCACAGTATCAGAAAAAGAACCTAAAATATCATCCTTAATAAAACTCCTTACATCTCTTTTACTCAATTCATCATACCAACCAAAATAATCAACATCATAAAGTGGATACTCAACCACTATATCCCCACGAGGAGTAGCATAAAAAACAAAATCAGTCCTATAAGACAAAATATACTTTAAAATCTGAAACCTATTAGCAAAAGAATACCTCTCTAACTCTGGCCTTGAAGCAAGAATATTAACCAATAAAACATCATAAACACTTTTCGGTAAAGAACTTGGCAATAAAACCTTCAACCCACCAGCAGTAGCAGAATATAAACCATTTATCTTAGTCCTTAATCCTATAAATTGAACAATAGCATCCTGAGATAAAGATTCATTAGAAATTATAGAATCAACCTTTTCTCTATCCTCAATAACACATAAATCATATAAATCATCCTTTTTAACCTCTAAATCAGAAACTAACCTATCCCAAGCTTCATAATTACTTATCACCCCTACATTATCTTTATACCCTAACCCTCTAAACTCATCAACAAGCTCATTAGAATGCTCACCACTCATAATACAAACCTTTAACTTATCAAGACCAAATAAACCAACAGCCCTACGATTCCTAATAACAGAATACTTATTACTACCCTTATCTATAATCTCATACCTAAAAACACTTTTATCCTCTATTCCATAACGACTATCTCCTGAACCATCTATATTAACATCCCCATAAATCAAACTAACTAACTCATCTACCAAAGATTTACTTTGAATATTGTATTTATAAATTGAAAATTCAGTATCTACATTATAAAATAAACTACTACTAAATGGACTCTTAATAATATTCTCACCTTCTTTATTCTCGGCACCAGAAGATATTTCATTTATATACCTTTTAAAATTATTAGGCTCATAAACAGCTAAAGAAGTGCTTAAAACTGCCCTCCTCAAACATACCAAAACATCAAAACAACTAATACTCAATGAAAATGTATCATCAAGACCCATAACCACAGTCATAGCTTCTATCAATCCACAAAATAAATGATACCACCTACCATCAAACTCCACAAAAACACGAACATTAGATAAATAAGGAAAAATAGGACTATATAAACCATACTCATACAAATAATTTTTAACATTCTCAGACTTTGCCCCAAACTCTAACTCCTCTGAAACCAAATCCTTTAATAAACAATTCTTAAAAGATTTCCTAACATCCTCCCCAAAAGGAAAATCATTATTCAAATTACTACCATCACGAAGAGACTTAATAATCCTTAAATCATCCTCCTCTATCAAAAATTCAAGCCCTGGGTTCTCAAGCGTTATATCTAAACTAGAAATATCACTCAACCTAAAATTCACAGAAACATTAGAACAATAATCAGATACATCCATACCCTCTATAAATACCTTTAACCTAACTGAATTAGATACTATCATCTCACAGCTCCCCAAATACCTTCCTTAAAATATCAGGAACTAAAACAGAACTGGAAACCATAGAAGATAAATTTTTATAACTCGGGAGCATATATTCAACTATAAAATCTATCTCCCAAGTTATATTATACTGACGAGAAGCATCCTCACTCAAAACTATAGGCTTAGTATAAAAACCAATAAATAACACAGCAATCCCTAAACCAATCGTATAAGCTAAAATAAACTGATGATTCCTTGTCTTAACACCATCCTTATCATATACCCAATAAGGCTCTAAAGTTAACTCCCTCAACTTCAAAAAATTATACAACTTAACACGAGCATCCCTAGAACCAGGCAACAAACTACCAGTAGAACCACGCATCCGCAAACTAAAAGCCTCAATAGAATCCCTATCCTCATTTAACCAATGATAATAAGCACGACCACCAGCAGTCTTTACATAAGATACCCTTATCTCTGGGGTCAAAGTCAAACTATCAGGATTAACCTTCAAACTAATCATTGAACCTAAATTTGAAAATGGCATACTCCCACCCTTAATAACTTTCTCTATATCTATATAAGAACTCTTCGTAGAACCAAAATAAAAAGGAACCCTACTCACCCCAAATAGGGTAACCTCTCTCGCTAATAACGACCTTATTAACCTATCTATATCCATCAAAATCTCCCTCTATTATTGAGAAGTAGGAGAAGCATTCTCATGTAATAATGACTGACTTATCCTCCCTGCTACATAATCAACAGCTTTCTCATCAACTTCTATTATAACTTTACCTGATTCATACTTAATATTAGCTTTAAAATTTTTCAGTAAAGGTTGTTTTTCATATAATTTCCTCTCTATTACTGACTCAATAGACTCTGAATAACCACCAGTATAAAAAACCTTCCCTTCTTGATCAATAAGTATTCTCTCAGCATCTTCAACCTTTTTTAAGCCAAGTATTCCTCTAACTTGCTCAGAAGAAAGTATTATCCTTCCCCTCTCCCCTCCACCTCCACCACCTCCACCCTCTATATCCATCCAAGGAGATGAAAAAATACTACTAAAAAGAGCTAAACCAGTTTCTCCAAGCTCTTTCCCTGCTGGCTTAATTTGAGATGTCCAAATTTCACTCATTTGATTTTTAAGCCAATTACCTACCTCACTAAAAGTCACTTTACTGCGAGGATCCATAGCAAAGAAAAAGCCAACCATAGCATTAACAAGAGCAGCAATAAGATTAAATAAACCTTGTAACAGTTCTATTACTGCATTTAAGGCCTGCTGAATTAAAGGAACCTGTTGTTGAAGAGTATCTTTTATTAAAGCTCCTAAATCTACCAACTGCTCTTTTGAAGCCTTTTGAAATTCTTTACTCGCAGACAACTCCTTGGTCAACTCTTCATAAATTCTCTCCTCTGGAACTCCCCTTTTTCGTATATCCTTTAAAGCTTCTTGAGCTATTACCAACAACTGAGGGCTTATACCCATCTGAGATAAACCAAAAGTAGCTTGAAGGGTATTCTCTACAAACCCAAACCTTTGTAATAAATTCGCAAACATTTGAGGAACAGCCCTTTGAAATTCAGCACCCCCAAATCCAGCTAACCACCTCTGCATCTGCCACCATTGTTCTAAACCAGTCCCACCAACACCAGCACCACCAGCTAAAGCAATCTGCCAAGCAGGACCCACCCTTTGAACAAAGGTATACATATTCTCCAAAGCAGCCCTACCCTGTTCTAAACCACCCCCAGCTTCACGAGATAAATTACTAAAAACAGATAACTGAGTTCCTATACGAGTCAAATCATAAGCCAAAGGACCTAACCTATTCTGCATCTCAAATATCGTATTAGAATATATCCTAACATTCTGATGAGCCTCACTAAATACACTCACTATCCTTCTCATATCCTCTAAAAGTTCCTTATGAGACATACCAAACTTGATATTCAAATTAACTAACCTATCTAAAGTCTGACCCCACCTCAACCCAAAAAATGCATCCGCCTCAAGAGATGCATCAGCTAACTCCCTAGCAGCCGCACCAACTTGCCCTGTTAAATTTACCGCTGCTTGAAGCGCTGATGCTAATTGCTTCTCATCAAGTATATTCAACCAAGCTACATGCATAGACTGCAAAGTATTTTTAACCTCATTAATTTGTGCATTAAGTGCAGCAAACCCCGTCCCTGCTACCCTCGTCTGCTCCGCCAACACTGACGCCGCCTCAGGTCTAAACCTCTGAGCAAAACCAATAGTCCCATATAAAATTAAACCCCATATACCAAACTTAGCCCAAGTTTCAAACCCCCCAGGAACATCCCCACCTATCTCCGTAGCAATAGTAGATTTAATCTCTCTAGGTATTTTAGAAATTGCCCGAGTTGTTGTCTGCTCCACCTCTTGACCTACTGCTTCTAATTCTCTCTTAAGCATTTGCTGAGACCTTATTAAGTCAGGAGTAGCTTGGTCACCCAATTCCTTTATAGTATTAGTTAAAGATTTATATTGTTCCTTCATTTTTTCTAAAGTCTCTTTACTCATAACATCTAATACCAATCCAGTCTCTTGTGCTACCTTTTTCAACTTCTCATAACTATCTGTCCCCTCTACTACCCTTACCTTCATCTTCGTAATTCCTTCAGATAAATCTAAAATTGCTTTTTTAAATTCTTCAATCTCACGACTAGTCCCTTTAATGCTAAAACCCATATCTCTAAAAGTTGATCTAGCTACCTCTGCGGGCGCCCCAAGCTCTTTAAACAAAGACATCAATTCCTTAAATTCGCCACCAGCCATCTGAGCAGCTTGTTTTAAAGCCGCTAAACCTATATCTTCCCCTCCAACACCACCAGCAATCAAAGTTTTCAATTGTTCAGCAATTGTAGGATCCAAAGCCATTTCACTTTTCCTCTCTTAATACACCTAATTTTTCCTCTAATTCTCTAATAGCCTTTTCATCTATATCAGCAGCATTACTTTTCCCACCAACCAAATAATCTATATCCGTCATAAATATACCCTCCAATTCTTTTGATTCTTTATCTGAAATTTCTCCTTCCTCTTGAGACAAATCTTCTGTCAATAATTTCAAAATCTCTTCGTGGCTCTCTGGACGAATAATCAAACTCAAAGGTATCAAACTCTTCTTATTACCTATCCCTAAAATAAGCTTCCAAAAACTAAAATCCTTATCCCTATCCACTTTATCTATCCAAACCAACATCTTAAATAACAATAACCATTGAATAGGGCTCATCATTTTAACCCTTTCATCAGTAGGTAATAAACCCATCTTTGCCATAACATATAACTTTGCCAAAAATAAACTATCAACCTTGCTCAACTCCACTACGAAATTTGTCTAATTCAGCATTTTCACCTCCACTATCAGAAATTACCGAAATAGAAGACTGCCTAGCCCTCATCTCTAACAAATTAAACTCAGCATATAAATCATCAATAACATAAGAAGGCAAATCATCCAAAAACTCCTTCAACTTCTTAGCAATCTGATATATGCCATTCTCTACCTCATTTAAATCAGGAGACTTCTCACCATCACCACTACCAAAAACATCAGAAACCAACCTATTATCTATCTCCTTAATAGCCAAAGCCAAAGTAGCAGTCTTTCTACCAGATAAAAGAGTAGAATCAGTAGTCAAAGGAACAAACTTATCCCTAATATAAGCCTCACGATCAGTCAAAGTCCTCAACTTCCATTTATGACCATACTTCTCTACAACTGTCTCAACAAAACCACTCTCAAAACTCTTCTTTAAGCCTATAATAAAATCTCTGTCCATCTTAACCTTACCTCCTTTTATTTTTTTATTTGATTTTTATTTGATTAAAGGAAAAATATAAGCCTACATAATTCTATCCCTCCTCAAGAATGTTAACTCAGCATTAACTAAAACAATCCTATCCCCAGTAGACGAATAATCTCTACCTACTCTTGAAAACCAGCACCCCCTCCAAACTATCAATTCTACATATCCATCTGGATGATAAAAATACTGATAAACCTCAAAAGGTCTATCCTGACGACCTATAGCCTCATATAAATCTATATTCCCACCAAAAGCCTTCTCAAAAGGCTCCTTCCAAATATCAGCCCTCGCTACCGTTATTGTATAACCCCCTAAATTCTGAGGCACATTATCTATCGGATGACCACTTGATAAAACATTCAATTCATACACCTGAGTAAACCTTCTATCTATCGGAGCAGGAGTCCATCTAGAAATTGAACCTATAACTCTCCCATTAACCTTTATCTGCAACCCATGGGAACTCTTAACCAAAGTATGTGGGGGATTTTTTACTGGGTAAGCATTTGGCATATTTTACACCTCCTCTTTATTTTTTAATTTATTATCAATCCCAACCATAAAGTTTCTTAACATCTTCTTTAATCATAGAATATAAAGACCAGACATCATCCTTAACCTCTAATATCTTTTCTAAATGATCCCTATAATCCTCATAAGAATGAGAAAGCTCTAAAAGTTCATACATCTCTTTTAAGTTAGCTCCTCTGTAAAAACTGAGCACCCCATCCATAGCCTTATCTAACTCTTCAAGATCTTCAGATAAATGAAGAAGCTCACTTTTATAATCATCTTTTAACCCCTCTAACTCCTCTAACTTCTCATCTTCATCATAAATTCTATTATTAGCTCTCCTTATCCTTTTCATTTTAAAAACACCTCCCTTTTTTCAACCTCTTTTACTTTTCTCCAAATCTCTATAAATCATATTACTAAATACAAGAATATCTCCCTTAATATCTAATATATTACTATTTAATATCCTATATAAATAACCTTCATAATCCTCACAAGGATGAGGAGTCTTTAAAACCTTACACGCCTCTACTAAATCTACTTCATTTTTAAATCTACGCACACCTTCTGTAGCAGTAAGTAAATTTCCAAGAATCTCAACTAATTCAGAAAACCTTCTCCTATAATTCTTTCTTAAATCATCCCTATCACAAGTTCTATCATAAATACTTATTCTTTTCATATTTAAAATACCTCTTATTTTTTTGTTTCTCGTGAAACATTTCCTCTTCTAACTTTATCTAAATCAGCAGAATACAAATTCATTTAACCCCCAAAGGAATATCTACCTGATACTCCCCAAAAAACCTCTTAGCTGGATATTTCAAATTAAACCAATACTTAAACTTATAATTTCTCTTATCTCCACCATACTGTGAAAATACTAAAATATCCTTTGAATAATCTATATCCCTAACTGAACCATCATCATTAGTATAATACCCTATATTACCATCCTCTATCTCCGCTAACAAAACCCCACCAACCGTAGTCTTTAACAACCCTATAAAATCTATAATACTATCTGGAACAATACCCTTCAATTGAGTATCTATCACATAAATCACCTTAAATAAAACACTATCCTTCTGAACAGAAGAACTAACCTCTTCATACCTCTCATCACCAGAAGCATCAGTAGTCAAAGAATCATAAACCGAAATCAAACTACCATCACTCTGTAAAACCAAAACACCATTTTCAGCTAAATACTTTTTCTCACTATGAGTATATTCAAAATCAAGAGAAATACCACTAAACTTCCTACCAAACAAAGTCTCACTTGCCCTTTCAAAAACACAAACCTCAGAAGCTAACAAAACCGCACAATAATTAGAATCCAACGAAACCTCTACCATTGAACCATCAGATTGTATAATAGATGTAGAACAATCAGGAGGAGCAACTAAAATAATCCTCCCACGAGCTACAGAATCAGGATTAACCCTAAATTCCCTCCTCGCTATATAAATCAAAGAATCCCCAGTATCTAAATCCCCTATAACAGTCCCACGAGGAACACCACACCAATACCTCTTCGGATTAGACTTCAAAAGACTACATTCCTGCTGTAATAAATCAAAAATCTTAGCCCTAACTAAACTAGAACTACGCAAACAAACAATCTCTGTTATCTCCCTCTGGTCTACAATCGCATCCAAAGCCAACTGATAATCCTCATCAGAATAATATCCATCATTATCATTATCCTTAACCTGAACCACAAATAACTTATTTATACCCCTACTCCAAGCTATTGAACCAGCTATAGCTAACTTATTATCACTCGCTGGATAACCTATATCCCTATAAAAATCTGTATCACTAATAAATTGCTTTACAACATTATACTCATCACTTGGACGAGTAATAGTATAACTAACATAATAAGTCTGACCAGGCAAAGGTCTCTTACCAACTCCACGATACTCATAAGGAGCATCATCAGCATCCAAACCAAAAATTATCTCCAAAGCATCCTTCGTTGAGGCTTTATAAAGCCTTATAAAAGAATTAACCCCAGCATACGGATCCAAATTAGGACAAGTAAGTTTAACTTTATTACTAACCGCAGAAGCTACATTAGAATAAGCCTCTCCATAAGAAGAACTACTAACCAAAGCAGCATTTATATCCTCTGCTACCTCACTCGCCGTAACCTGACTCTGATTTGCCCCAGTAATAGTTATCTCTATAGCTGATTTACCATCCAACGAAATTTTAATCGTATCATTAGTTGATAAATCAAAAGGAGCTGAATTCAAACCAGTAAAAGTAGCCCCAGAAATTATACTCCAATCTATCACACCAGTATTCAACTTAAAATCTATATTCTCCCTATAATTGCCAGAACCAATATATCTACCAATCTTTACAATACTCAACGGGGTATAATCCAAAGCATCAGTAAAAGAATCTACCGCTACATAATCAATCTTATAGGTTGAATCACTTGAATAATAAGCATCCAAAATAACAATTGTATCCTCATCTTCAAAATCATAAGCATCAGGACCTAAAATAGCACCATCCTTATACAAAGTAGTATTATCCTTCTTCATATCTGAAGTATTAGCTAAATCAGCTGTATGAGGACTTACCGCAGAAACCGTCAGCTCCTCCCCATAAATCTTACCCCTTATAACCACCTCATCATAAATAGTCTTATTCTTTATACCCTCTCCAACTATACAAACATTGAAGCCTAAAGCAGCCCCAATAGCAGTTTTAGGTACAGGGATTTCCTGTATATAAGTTCCAGGTTCAATATATGCCATATCTTATACCTCCCTTTCAAAGTATTTATACTATCATAGATTATAACACATAATAAACAAAATATCTTAAAAACCTCCTAAATAAGATATTTCCTTATTCTGCTCTACATTCCTATCTAAAAAGCTAAAAGCTACCACAGGAACAGAAACCGAATCAAAATATAACTTATCTATATTCTCACCCCCTAAAGCCATCTCAGACTCACCCCTTCTACTATACCTATCACGAAATAATATCTGAGCACTATCCGTAATCCACTGACCTATATTCTCATCAAAAACATAAAACCCAAATAAAGTAGATAAAATATCCATCAACTCATTCCTTTGATTCCTATCCGAACAAACAACATCAATCAAAACATCCATCTCCTCAGAGATAGTCATCCCTGCAACCAAAACATTATCAACATAATTACATTGACCAGCTTGAAATCCCAACTTCTCTAAAGCATTCCCACCAACAATAATCATACATCTATCAAAAAAATCACTCAATACCAACTTATTATCAGAATTACTATAAGCCCTTATACCATAACCTTCTATTAAATAATTAGCTATATCATCAGCACTAACATTTAAAAAATCATCTAAAAACCATGCCCTAACCAAAGTATCACCTATCTTTATATCAAAATAATCACCCTTACTCAAAGAATAAGGAGCAGATAAACTAGAAACTATATCAACCATCTTAAACCTAACATAATGATAAGGAAAACCAACACTCCAAGCCTTGCCACGACCACCAGTAGTAGTAATAGCTATCAAAGGCAACATCTCAAAAATCCTATCAGTGAAATACATAACTATATTAACAGAAGTTATAAGCCTCTCCTCAGATGATGTAGAAATCTCATACTTTTCAATAAAAGGAATCTCCCTATAACCCCTCTGAATCCAATCCCAAGAAAAATACTCCTTTAACTTATGAACAAAGATGTTCTTCACCAGATCATTCAAACGACCAAATCTATCTAATTCCTGCAACACCATATAATACCCTCTTCAAAAAACTCTTCCATAAACCTCCATATCATCACTACTCAACCTAACATCAAAAGACCATCTAAAACCTATCTCCTTATACCAAGACTTATTTAAATTATATAACCTATACCTTCTACCAACAGTTTGATCACCAGCTATCTCTACAAAACTCAAAGGAGAAATCTCAAAATTAAATATAGTCCAAAACCGAATCCCCGACTCCTTCTCCCTCAAACCAAATTTATCTAACTCATTATCCGAAGGATTACGAGAACGAGCTATCAAAATATAAGGCTCATCAATAGCCTGCCTTCTCACCCTTAATATCTCAAACAAAGGACTCCTGGCACCAGCCTCCCTCTGTAAAACAATCTTAAACCTTATACTACCACTACCAACCTCACTACCTAATAAAGATATATCCTTCCAATCCCCGCTATTCAATGAATAACTAACACTAACAGAATTATTATCACCCCTCTTTAAAGCATCCAATCTATACTCAACCACACCAGAACTAACCCAATCATAAACACCAGATAAAACCTCCGCACTATTAACATCGGGTTTTAACTGCAACCTAAAAGGTCTAAAACTATTATTTAACTCAACCTCACTACTATTATAAGTCAAACCAGTATCAATAGAATATACCTCAATATAATCAAATCCATAACGATGATAACCACCAATAAAACCAGTCCCATAACAAGAATTACACAACTTCTCACCCACATTCTCACGAACACAAGAACACTTAACACCATCCAAAAGAGGCAACCATAAATAAGCAGGCAAACCATCTACATCCAAAGCAACATTTATATTGCGCTTAATCCTACCAAATACATCCCATCCTCTTGCATAAACCTCAGGACTCTGATTACCCCACCAAGTCATCTCTTTTCTCTCTCCAAAATGTTCATCATTATCATCCCCTCTAAACCAGCTTGCTGAAAATCTAATATATTAGCCTGAACACCTAAACAACCTGCAAAATTAACCTTCCACCTAAAATCCTTACCAAAACGAGGCTGATAACAACCAGCAAGACCCGCCTCAGTCCTATCAAAATTCTTAAAATCAGTATTAACATTAACCAAAGGAAATAAACCTTTATAATCAATAAAAGAATAACCTATAGAAAATTCACTATCCAAAAACTCATAACCAGCTAAAATCTTATGACTAATAATACCACCTTTTTTAGAATTATCAATTGTATCCCCTATAATCTCTTCCCCCTGCTGTGTAATCTCAACCTTCTTATTTTCATCATCAGGATTACAAATATTAGCCTGACATCTAATACCCTTGGATTCTATCACTATTAAAGGAACTACACCCTCTTTAACACAATTAGAACAAAAAACGGAAAATAAATCCTTAGTAGCATCAGAAGCAGGCTTCTCTTTATATACCACCCTTTCCCTCCATTTGACCTTTTCAACATATTTAACCTCAACCTTTGGCTTCTCCTCTAATTGCTTTATCAACTCCTTTATCTTCTTATCCTTTTCAATAATCTCCTCATTTTTTTCACAACTCTTAAAAGATATAAAACAAATCCCACCAACTAAAAATAAAACCAAAAACAAAATAATCCACTTTCTTATTTCTTCTAAAAATTTTGCTACCTGATCTAACATTTTTAAATCTTTTAATTATCTAACTTTCCACAATCCTCTAAATCAGAACCACCAGCTCTTTCCTTGATTTTTGCAATCTCTTCTCTAAATTTTCTCAAATCTATAATATATAAATCTATAGCTTTGTTAACCTTCTCCATAAGTTCCAAATACTCCTTCATCTTTCTATTTAAACCCCTATCCAAAATCATTTCTCACTCCTCCATACCCTATCAAAAAGTTTATCAATCTTAAAACAAACCTCCCTTAATTGACTCTGAATCTCATTCAACCTCTTCTCTATCTCTCTAATATGATTTTCTAACGAAGCTGATAAACCCTTAAACTCACTGAGAGCATCTTTATTTTCATTTAATAAAAATAGAACCTTATCCAAAAAATCAGTATAAGAATTAAAAATCTTATTCACCATCACATCCTTATTACCATTCCTACCCTTCAAGGTAGGAAAAAATTGAGATAAAACCCAATATAAAACCAATAGAACCACTAACCCAGAAGGTAATAAATAAATAAAATCATTCAAATCCATTTTCACCCTCCACTAACTAACAAAAAAATTCCTAAATATAGAACCAGTCGGAGCGGTCTTCAACATCACCGCTAACGGATAATAAGGAACAACCTGAACATTAACAGAACCTATACTACTAAACTCCATCTTAAGCATCCTCAACTGGTCTTTAATTTTAGATAACAAAGTATTTAATACACTCTGCAACCGATTAAAATGATCCGTAGAAAAACTAAACCCCTGATCAGAATAACTCGGAACATCAGTATCAACCGCATACAAAGATTGAGAAACCAAAGCAACCACAGTAGAGCTATCAATTATTAATTGACCATATCTATCAGGAAAATTATCTAAAATAAAACTAGTCACAGGTGGAAAAGTATTTATCTCATCCAAACCACCCTTTAAATAAAAATACAAATTACCATCAGAAAAACCTATATTCGCATTCAATAACTTACGACTCTTATCTATTTCATTCCTTAAACGAGGAAACCAATTATAAACCTTATTACTTATCACATAAACATTACTAACTGCATACAACTCCTCACCATCCACTAACTCCTTATATAACCAAGTAAAAGTCAAAAACTTCGGAGCATAAGAAGATAAATCATAATCAGAATCAACTAAATTAACATAATAACAACCATCAGACTCCTTCTTAACAATACCACTCTCTAAATCACCCTCTAACAATACCCTATCAGATTCATCCAGAACCTTTACATACACAGAATAAGGATTAGCAGGATTACCATCCCCATCCACAAAAAATATCTTTACCCTCTTATTTAAACTCTTTAAACAAATAACAACCCCTTCTGGACTAGTATAAGGCTCATTCCCAAATCCTATAAAATTAGATACAATCATTATGGATGAGCTAACACCCCCACTAAAGTTATCATTCCTCCCGTAGCACCATCTGTTATAATCCCTAAATATTCATTAGAACCTAAAAATAAAAACTTATCAAACCAAGAAAAATAAGCAACAGGATTATCTCCCCCTATTATAGTAGTCTTATCTTCAAACAAAATATACTCATCACCATCATAATTCCTAACCACAACTCTAACTGTAGTATCAGTTGTAACATTATTCACAATCAAAGATATTCTATATATAACAGAACCTATACCTTGCTTAAATATACCCTTAAACTCATCCCCACCTAAATCCTCATCAAAACTAACAGAAAAATCATCTACAAGAGAGCCTAAAACCTTCCCCCTAACTTTAGGCATCATTCACTCCTTTTTGAATTCTCCTCTTCTCTATCCAAGAGTTTGTTAATCACCACACCCAACCTATCTCTACTAGCCACAATGTTAAAAATCAAACTCCTAACTTCATTCATCAAATTCTTATCTAAATAAGTATCATTCAAATCAAGAATCAAAAGTTTTAATCTACTTAAATAATTACTAAAATCATTGAAAGCATCTGGCAAATCATCTAGCCTATTAGACATCTCACTCCTTCCCCCGCCAATAGGTAGTCCCTTCTATCATATCCTTCAAACTTGCACAATAAGAAGCTGGATCAGAAACCTTACCCTTCATTTTCTTTATACACTTTGTTACAGAACCACCTATTGATTCCCAAAAAGATTCTAAACTTTCCCTTGTCCAACCACGAGGTAAGCCCTCCCAACCAGCACCTACTCTATCAGACTTTTTCAAAAATCCACCATTTTCCGTTCTTTTCATTTTTTATTCACCTCTGAAAGCTTTTTCTGAGCCCAAGCCCTAACCGTCTTATAGGCACAATTACCTATAATATAATTCAAATCTATATCAGTTAAATTCAATAAGGCTAACTCTGCAATAGCATCCTGAGCCTTTATCCTATTCTCTGCGCTTTCAGAACAATTAGCCACTATCTGTAAAACACGAGGATTTATACCCACATCAGCTATCCCAGGAACATCTATATCCGCTTTTTTAGGAACAACCTCATCAGACTTAGGAACAACCTCATCAGACTTAGGAGCAACCTCAGCCTTAGCAGATAATTCAGCAGCCATAGAACTTGGTGGAGGCTCTACTTTCAATCCTAAATCCTCACCAGAAGAAGGAACAACATAACCTCCTCTATTAGTAATCTTCTCCGCTATATCAGACTCAACATCCACAACAGATTTACCAGTTTCCCTAGCTACCTTATGTATCAACTCAGAATACTCATTTTCCGATAACAACCTGATAGCAGGTGGCTTCCTCATCAGCAACCTACGAAAATCAACACTATTCCTTATTAAATCCTTCGTAATCCAATTAGTCAAACAAATAGGACGCCTATCATTAGGCAAAGAAAAAGGCTCTATACGACCATCAGGATGATAAAAAGATAAAGAAACAACACCTCCAGAAATGTTCTGAACAAAAACCTCACGATTCTTGTCAAAATACTCGTTAATTTTTCTAATATCCATCTTGATCCTCCTTACAGATTTTTTTAATTTTATTATTGGAGGCTGAGAACTTATCAAAACTGCTCTATCTGAAGCTATCAACTTTCTAACTTTAGCTGGTCTTGTCAAATCAAGACAAGACCCATTTTTATCCACAACCATTACAACCTTACCATCTTTATCCTTTGCCCCCATTTAAATCCCCTTCCTAAAACTTCAGGGAATTTCACCCACCTCTGCTGATATAATATCAACAGGTCAAAAATTCGGTAGCTCCCCTACCTACTAATAATAAATTTCAAAGAGCTTTAATCACTTAGTCCCCATCGCAACCGCTCTGCTATTACCAATACCAATACCAATAATCTCATACTGAGCGACACCTCTCTTCAACTCATTCCTAACCACTGCGCTATACTCCTCACTTACCAAAGCCAACCTCTCACCAAGCTGTCCTAAATAGTTCCCCTCAGTCACCGCAAATACTACACCAGCAGGAACAACCTCCTCAACCCCTATACCAGCACTAGTAATAATCTGAGCATTCAATACATTACCAATATAACCAGCTAAAATCAATTCACGCTGAGTAACAAAATCCACCTGACCACTCATAGTCTTAACTATATCTGAAAGTTCACTACGAGAAATAATAAATTTATCCACTGTCAATCTCCATCTCTCTACCTGATACCTAATATCTTCAAATACACCCAAAGACAAAGTAGCATAGGTAACAGTATCATTCACAGTCCGAGAAGCATTAGTTAATAGTGCTACTGCACGAACATCCTCATTCCTCATTATCTGTTGAGCAGACCTATCAATTCCACGAGCAAAAATATCCCAATTCGCCTGAACCACATCCTGAATATCAATCTCTGTAAATGCTGTAATCTTAAACTCACCAGGAAATACATATTTAGTTCTTACCTGACTAACTAAAGTCTGACCATCACCTGCTACCACCCAACCAGCTACATCAACATCTTTTGGAACCCTAAAAACATCTCCCTGAGCTATAGTTTTTACATTGAAAATTTTTCTTGCCCATCCAGCATAATCCACAATCTTATAAACTGCATCACCCATCACCTGAGCCACAACACTCATACCCTTTTCAGGATTAGCAGAAATTGAAGCTAAAATACGACGCTTAGTTGATTCATCTAAAGCCTTCTCTTTTATTAGCTGAGGTCTCGTCCCTGCTACTTTATCTAAAATACTAGCTATCTTCGTCCCTGCATCTTTCTTATCCCAAGCATTTAATTCACCTTTTCTATCAAAATCTTTATCCAATTCCTCCCAAATCTTTCCAGTCTTTTTTTCAGCATATTCTTTATATGGATTTCTCATCTTATCCTACCTCCTTTTTTATAATGATAAATCCGCAATTAAATATGGATCACTAGCTTCTGGAACTTTTAAAACCCTACCAACCTGAACCTTACTACCAGTGCTATCTGAAGTCAATAAACCATCTCCATTATCATACAAAGCATCATTTACAGCATAAGCCTTAGAAGTATCATAACAAGTAGTCGCAATCCTACATCTCCCCTGAAAAACTACAACCTTATTGGAACCAAAAGTCTCATCTAAACTATTCGTAATCGGCATCCCAATCTCTTCCTCAATCTCCTGCAAAGTCCTCTGATAAGAATAACTTATCAAAACAGTCGCCCCAGCAGATATACCACCACCACTTACACGAGTAACTATACCATTAGTATAATTTATAGTATAATCGGTGGTTTTACTATATGCAGTGCTTTCATCTACAGAAGTCACCATTTCAGAACCTTCAACTAAATTAGCATGATTTAAAGTAGCAGTATCATCATCTCCAAAAGTTATACTCTCCTTAATTACAACTCCATTAACTGAGCTCTGTTTATTTATACCTGCAATCCCTCTAATCACAGTTCCATCTGCATCATCTGAAACCTTCCAACCATTAGAACTCCAATGCAATAATGCACCTTCTTCAAACGAAGTATTAGGATCAACTGGATCTACCCCTAATCTTCGTTCAGCAATAGTCCTTGTTCTGTCTAACATCTTCTTACCTCCTTATTTTATCTTTTCCTCTCAATACCAAAATTTGGCAAAGAATTTCTTAACACCTTCTCAAACTCGTCATCTTCAAATAAACCTGAACCAGTCTTTGCAAAAAGTTTTACATCTTTATCTTCTACCTTTTCATCTGAAGCTGAAACAATACTCAAAATATCTACTGGACTTAACTTTTCTAAATCCTTCTCAATCAATCCAATAGATTTATCATCCATATCAAATAAATCACTAGCAGACTTAATTAACTCACCAACTACATCCTCACCTAAAGAATTCCTAAACGCCTTTTCAATAACCTCTGTTGCATCCGACTTTCTAAATCCCTTCTTCAACATCTCATCCATTAAATTTATCTTCATCTTATACAATCCAGAAGGCTCTATATTCAAAGCCTGACGAATTGCAGAAATCCTCAAAACCTTCTTAAACTTATTTAAAGCTAAATCTGCAGTCCTCTTTGAAACTACCTCTACCTCATCAATTCCAACCTCTTCCGCAGTCGGAGTAGTAACCTCTTCCTCAATCTCCTTAACTCCATCTTCAACCTCTTTAATCTCCTTTTCAATCCCTTCCGAACCCTTATCCTCATCTTCTTTGGTTTCAATTTCAACCTCCTTTTCCTCCGTAGTTTCTTTGGTTTCTTTTTCAACCCCTTTAGCTATATCTTCAACAAATTCAGAAATCTCTTCCTTTACCTCCTCTGGAGCTTCCTTAGATACAAACGAATCTACAATCTGTTCAACTGCTTCAGAAGAGCCCATCTCCTCATCCTCAATATAAAAATTAACTACCTCCTCCACAAGCCCTGGGACATCAAAATTCTCCTTTAATTGAGCATCAGGCAAAGTCTCAACACCCTCTTGCGCCTTCCTTATAGAAGAATCACCAAACAAAGATATAATACTATGATTAGCTAATTTTTCCTTATTATCCCGATCCTTAAAATGATACTCACTATAAACCCTCTTCAATTCCTTAATCAAAGAACCAACCTTTATATAATTTACCCATTTAGGCTTATTAACAGAAACCTTATTATCAAGACTCAATCCCTTCCTCTCTAAATCCAAAGGTTTCTTCTTTAAATTTTTCTTTTTAGAAACCTCTCTAATAGCCTTAAGTTTAGAAAGCCTTTCACCACTCAAACCTCTATCCCTCAGCAATCTCCTTATCCTTGCACGCCTTAATAACCTCTTAATTCTATCTGAACCCAATTTTTTATCAGAACCTATTCTATCTACTTTTCTCAACCCTAAAGGTCTAATTCTACCTATACCAGAATTAGAACTCACACCTAACCCTCTTCTCAATCTCCTTCTATCAATACCTTCTTTATCATCCTTTTTCAATCCTCTTGAAGCCAATTTCTCCTTTAACCTCTTCAAAGCTAATCTCCTTTCTAATCTCCGAAGCGCTATCCTTCTATCAAGACTTCTATTTAATCTACTCCTCTTATCCAAAACCCCTTCATCTATAACAGACCTATCAACATCATTAACCTTAAAATCCCTCTTATCTACAATCCCCTCATTAGTTACCCTATCCTTATGAGGAGAAACACCAGGTCTCTTATCCACAACCCCATCTTCAACTATAGACTTAAAACGAGGAGTAAAACCATACTTTTTAATAGTATTTTTCAAACCCGAACCTACTAAATCCTTCAAAACAGAACCCGCAAAATCCTGCTCAGAAATAGAACTTGTTATAATTTTCCTAAACGGAAATTCTTTACCATCACCTAATTTAGCTATCTTGTATTTCCCTCTGTCTTCTATAACTACCTTCCAATCATTATAACTAAATTTTCCTGAACCTGCTTTAATAAAATATTCTCTTTTTTTCATTCTCTTACCTCCTTATTCTTTTTTTCTATACTCTGTTATATAAAAAAGGTTAATCACATCTTTAACAATCTCATCAGCACTTCGCCATGCTTCTATCCTATTATAATCATAGCGATCTTTTTTTATAGTAGAATTAGGTCCAAAATACTCTTTTAATCCTGCAACAACTTCTTCCAAATATACATTCTTCCGAAAAATCTCTTTAATAGCTTCCTTTGTTTTTTTATCTACTTGCCCTTTTGAAATCTCAAGGCCTAATGGCATAAAATCTTTTTGGGTATCAAATACAGCATAATCAGTATAATACTCAATATAATCAACGATCCAATCAGAAATGCCCTCAACCCATACCTTAAATTCATTTAGATCATCTGGCACAATAGTCGTATCTAATCCTCTTTCAATAAGACTACTTTTAATAAAATCCTGAAGATCTTTATAAGCTTCTTCAAAAAGCCTATCTGACCCCGATACCTCAAATAATAATTCAAATTCTCTTAAGTTAAATTCATGCCAAAAAGGAATAATTGTAATTGTAGTAAAGAATCTCATCCTTCATTACCTCCTTATTTTTTTTCACGATCCTCTAAATATCTAATCACATCTTCAAGAATCAAGACAGCAGTAACATATGATTCGTTATAACAATAATCATATTTATCTATTGTAATGTTAAGCCCAAAAAACTCTTTTAACCCTGCAAGAACTTCTTCAAAATATACATTCTTCCGAAAAATCTCTTCAATAGCCTCCTCTGTTTTTCTATCTACTTGCCCTTCTACAATCTTATAGCCTATTGGCATTAAATTTTTTTCAGCTTCAAACACAGCAAAACCAGCGTAATACTCAATATAATCATCAACCCAATCAGAGATACTTTGAATCCATACCTTAAAATCATTTAGATCATCTGGCACAATAGTCGTATCTAATCCTCTTTCAATAAGATTATCTTCAATATAATCCTTCAGAACTTCATAAGCTTCTTCATAAGCTTCTTCAAAAACCTTATCCGACCCCATTATTTCAGTTAATAATTCAAATTCATCTAAACCAAGTTCAGATGAAGGAATAATTATAATTGAAACGCTGTCTCTCATTTTTCCCTTATCTCTTCATTTTTTATTATATTCTAAATATCTAACTATATGTTTAAACATATCTTCGGCAAAATAATCCGCATTTTTATAAGTAAAATCATATATAATTTTTGCACTACCATATCCGTAAACATGTTCTAATCCTTTAATAACATCCTCTAAAGTAAGAGACTTATCAAGAATCTCCTCAATAATTTTCTCCGTTTTTTTATCTAAATTCCTACCCAAATACGCAGAATACCATGTATGAGAAACATAATAAAACTCTGGAAATTCACCTAAAGCAGAATCCTCATAAGTAACAATAAATGCACCAACCGTCTCAGTGCCACAAATACTTCTAACCCATAAATCAAAATCATCAATATCTTCTGGTATAACACTTGTATCTAATCCCTCATCCTCAAATCTACCTTTAATATAATCCTGAAGATATACAAAAGCACCCTCATAAAGCTCCCTTCCCACCGCATCACATTCCACTATAAAACTAAAAATACCATAAGGATCACCAAGCTTAGGACTAACCTTAATTTTAGCAGGATTTCTCATTTTTTCTTATTCCTTCCTCTTTCTTTTGGAATCTCCCTTTTTTGAGAGTTCTTGCTTCATTGACCAATTTATAGTCTCCACAAGTGTAAATTCGGTATCTCCTCTACCTACTAATAATAAATTTCAAAGATCTTCAATTACTTAGTCCCTGTTGCAATATATCATAACATAATTTAAACAAAAACCTTAAAAAAATCACTATTCTACTAAATTTTTTACTCCTATCACAATATCATCTGCCTTATCCTCTATATCTCTACATCCTGTTATAATACTATCTGTATCATCTTCTATCTCCCTACACCCTATCTCTACTAAATTATTGCCTTTTTTCAATAATTTATACCATCTCTGCCTAATCCTTTTACGGCTAAACAAAGACCTCATATTCTCCATCTCACCAGGATCAGGCTCCCTCTTATATCTCTCACGAAACCACTCTTGCGCCTTAGTCTCATCGGAAACCTTCCCTTCCGATATATCTTTAGACAAATTTATTAACCATCCCTTCTCCTTGTCTTGACTTGATTGAGATAATACCCTCTTACCACCCTTATGCTTAAAATACTGCACCCTTCTCTCCTCTTTAGCCACCTCCTCCTCAGAAGGTTTTTCAGGACCAAACCACTTCAAAACCTTATCACCATCCTTTGATACCAAACACCACTCCTTACGACCTGTATCTTCCCTATACTTCTGTTTCAATACCCCTAATCTAACTTTTATATTCTCTACCTTACTTGCTAATTTTTCCTCTAACAATGCCTTTTCCTCCGCTGGATCAGAAACTGCAGAAATCTCATCAAAACATATACCATATAACCATTCAAAAGCCAACTTCTCCTCATTAGAACCAGCTACCTTAAAGGTCTTCATCTTACCACTCTTTATATGCTCACAAAATTCAGCCTCAACATAAGCCTTATGACCACATACATTACAAACCGTATAATCCACAGAACAACCCATTGAAAAGGCATTCACCTTACCCGCCTTAACTAAACCACCATAAACAGGATCCTTCTTCGTATCCACCGCCAATACCAACTCCACATAAGCATTATCATCCTTTGGCTTCTCTAAATGAGCATCCAATACAAATCCATAAACATCACCATCCTGCTTATGCTCTATAAAATGAGGCTTCAATACAAAAGTCTGATAAACCTTACAACCATAACGAGGCTCAAACCTCTCTAACTCCGCCAAAGGAAAGGCATCCCCATTATCATTAGGCTTATCAGCACATAAAGCCACCACCACTAAATAACAATAATCATCAGGATTTTTAGATATACTATACCTATCGGCTACCAACTCTATAGCCTTAGATATATCAAGCCTACCCATAACATCAGTAGAAGCAATAGAAGACAAATCCCTCACATCCTCTATTAACCTTGCTACTTTAAAATTTCTTTTCATTTTATCTCTTACCCTCCTCTATTTTTTACTTATTTCCAATACCTTCCAAACTTTCTTCGCTTACCTCACCCATTTCTTCACCTATACCTGTTTCAGGACTTTCAGCAGGAACCTCCCCACCCATTGGAACTCCAACACCAGCAGGACTTACCTCTGGAATACCCAAATCCATAGGAACTCCCATAGGAACTCCCATAGGAGATTGCCCTGGAACAGTCTCTTTCTTACCATACTCCTTATCCAAATCCTCTATCACCTTCTGCTCCTCCCTCCAATTCTTCTCCTCCTCTTCAAAATCCAACCCTAAATTAGCTAAAACAGTCCCACGACTTATCTTTATACCAAGCCTCTCAACTAAATCAGTATAAATCCGAATCAACTCCGATCTATCCTGAGGCTCTAAATTCTCCTCCCAAACTATACGAGGAATAATATAACGACCATCCTCTAATAATTCCTTCTTACTCCTCCTAACCCTTACATTATGCGAAAGCTCTGCCCTCGTAGGAGCAACCCATTCATTCTTCTGAGACATTATCCCAAAAAACCTTGGATACCACCAAACCTGCTCAAAAAAAGTCCTCAACCCCTTTAATCTACTCAAAAATATCTGCAAACCCTTCTCAGCCGACGAATATGTGACTTCTCCGTGCAAGAAAGCTCTACTTACACCCAAAGCTATCAATTTTATCCTCTCTATCGTATCCCATTCACGAGATATACTCATCACCCTATCTGTCGTCCCCCAAGCCTCAAAAGAAACACCAAAATGAGTCACCAACCACGCATGAGGATCAGTCTCAGCTATTGCAAGCAATCTCTTTATCTTATCCTCCTGCTCTGGACCTGGAATCCAACCCCTAGACGGATCACCTAATTTAACCACCTTTACTGGTGCTGCATGCCTCCTCGCCGTCTGAATGGATGCATTCATAATTGCATCCTCATAAATCAAAACACGCCAAATACGAGCAAAAATAGATATACCCCTAATATCATAAGGCGTCAGCCTTCTAGGAATAAATGTCACATTCTCATCCGTCTTCAAGGGTATATTCCTACCCTGCAAAATCAAATCCAAAAACTCATTAGGAACTTGCTTCCTAAACCTTTCATAAATTGGGTCAGGATTCCTAAATATATTACGAATAGAATCACTAATCTCTAACTCTAAATAAGGCAGACCACGAACAAAAGGAACATCCACCACATTCACATTCATCGGATCCTGAAAACCTAAATAAACCCATCTATGCAAATCATTATCCCAAACTAAATGAGGAATAACCTCACCATCCACCAAATACCCTATCACCATCCATTTAAATTGACCTACTGCATTCGTATCCTTTAACGCCTCATAGCAAGTATCCCTTATCTCAGCACTCAAATCATCCCCAGCTATCTCAAAACCAGATAAAGTTATATCAGAACTTGTCACCTCACCATACATATCCAATACATTCCCACAAACAGGATCCAAAGCATAAAAATAACGCCAATACTTCATAGCCTCCTTAGGCTTAGTCGGAAAAAATAACCTATCAGGAGTAGCTAACTCTGGAATATAAGGCTGAGGAACAGTTATCGTAACTGGAGCCCCGCTACCAACAGGACCTACCCCACCAAAAAACTGTGCCTCCTTTTTCATACCAGAACCCTTACCTTCTTCATCTAAACCATACATATCCCTATAAAAATTAGATACCTCCTCAGCTATAAAACTCCTTGAAGACCTTAAATTCAAAATAGAAGAATCAAAATCTTCAAGAGAAGAACCCTTACTCCTTGAAGAACCCTTCAATTTTAAACCTTTACGCTTCATCTTTTCCTTATCTCCTTATTCTTTAAACCTTTATGCCTCACTTTTTTGACAACCTTTTTAGCAAACTGGTCTACATTCGGAGAAGAAGGATTATCTATAATTTTTGCACTATCAACTCCATAAACATCCCCCATCCATTCAATAAATTCATATAAATCTTTACTCCTTTCAATAACTTTGTTAATATTATTAACCCATACTTCAAAATCATTAAAATTATCTGGAATAGCAATTGCCTTATCCTTAAAGCTATCTACAATATAATTTTTAAGGCTAAGAAGAGCACAAGCACGAATATTCCTGTTATCTTGACACCCAAACTCTAAACCAAAATTATCCACAGGTTTAATAGAATTATACTTAATCTTAATCTTCATTTTTCCCTTTATTTCATTCTTTCCTTCCAATATCCTATCACATCTTTAACAATTTGCTTAGCTTCATATTCTGCATCATCATAACTATAATCATATACAATTCTTGCATCAGCAAATTCAGGGGTATCTCTTAATCCACTAACAAGATCATCTAAAGTTCTACTCCTTTCAACAATCCTATCAATAACACTCTCCATTTCTTTATATATCTCCTCTTCATAAATATCCCACCAACCTAACAAAATAGCCTCAGATGGATTATCACTTACAGCAGAATCAATATAATAAGTAAGATATTTATCAAGACTATCTGAAACAGATGTAACCCATTCCTCAAAATCACCAAGATCTTCTGGTATAATACTTGTATCTAATCCCTTCTTTTCAAAACTATCTGTAATAAGTTCCTTAAGATATTTAAGAGCATCTTCTATAATCACATCTCCTTCTTCATAACCCACCTCTAAAACAAAACTATCTAAATCAAATACAGGATCAACTCTAATAAAACAAGTTCCCATTTTTCCCTCGCCTCCTTATTCTCTAAATCTTTATACCTCACTTTAAATCCCTAATTAGATCTCTAACAATCAATTCAGCATAATAATCTGTATTTTCATAACTAGGATTATATAAACATTCTACATTATTATATCCAAAAGCATCTTTTAACCCATCAACAAGTTCTTCTAAAGTCATACTCTCTTCAATAATCCCTTCAATAATATTCTCCGATTCTTTATCTATCTCCCCTCCATAAATATCCCACCAACCATTTAAAATAATATCCGTTGGAAGTTCTCTTGCAAAAGTTTCAGCAAAAGAAGTAATATAGCTAACAAAACTATCAGAATTATGCATAACCCAATCCTCAAAATCATAAAGATCTTCTGGTATAATACCTATGTCTAATCCTATACTTCTAAATTCATTTGTAATAAAATCTTTAAGATATTCAAGAGCATGTTCAGTAATTGCATCCCCCTCTCTACACCTTATTGCTAAATTAAATTTATTTGGACCAAAGTGAGATTCAGAAATAATCTCAATATGAGCAAAAAATCCCATCTTTCCCTTGCCTCCTTATTTTTTTATCTTTCTCCAATCAACTCTCCACTAAATACTTTAACTGCCTATTTATACCCACCAAAGTATCCAAAAAGCCCTTAGCCGTATTTACCAAATTCTTAAAAAAGCCTTTAACCTTCTCCCATACCTGAGCCTTCCTCTTACCCTCAGGAGATATTGGACCATATATACTCTCAAAAAGCTCCTGCAAATCATACAAATCCATACTCTCACTAAACCAAATAACCACCCTCCGCCAAGCCTCCTTACGAGGACAACCACTCTCCTTCAATTCTATAATACGCTTCTCTGCATAAAAATAAGGAGAAACCACCCCCGAAGTCTTCTTTGGAGTAATCTTCACCCGAACATCCTCCCTCAAACCAGCTGCCTCTCTTAACTGCTTCTCATACTCCTCTAACCTCTTCTTTAACTCCTCAGTAGCTATCGTATAAGCATAAGCAACCAATTGCTTATAACTTATAGTCCTCTCATTCAACTTAACCTTTATTTCTGCTATCAAATTCTCAGTCTCAAATAACTCCTTCTTCGTAGCCCAATAAATGTTAGCTAACTGCTTCTCCAATTCAGATTCTTGACCCTTTAAACCCTCCGCTTCCTTTTCTAACATCCTTCTCTTCTGAATTATATTACTCAACTCAATAGATAAAGACTCTACTAACTTAGTTAAATCATCATCAGATAAAGCCTTTATCTGATCCATAGTCAAAAAACTCTTCTGATACTCCTTTGAAAAACTACCAACTACCTTCCTATCCTTGTCATAATCCTTAAATACCTTAACAAAACTATAAACTGGAATATAACCCATAGAATCACCCCCCACATCAGATAAAATATTACCTATATTCTCCAAATCCTTCTTTATCTCCTGTTGCTCCAACTCCAAATCAAATAAACTATTCTCATAATCCTGTATCTCCCTATCCAATTCATCCCACTTCCCTAATAAATCCTGTATCTGATTACCTAACTCCGTTATCTCTACATTCTCCACAGGACTCTGAGCTAATCTTATACTCGCATGCACCTCTAAATCAGCATACTCCCTACGCAAATTATCTAAACGATACAATAAACCAGTCCTCATACTACTTATATTCCAAATCAAATCATCTAAACGACTCTTTAGCCTCTTACACTCCTCAAAATAATTAGTCAACTGCATAAAATCATCAGTCAAGCTCAATATCTCATTCTTAATCTCTTCTATTGAACGAGCTATCTTATTCATCATCATTTACCCCTTGTTTTTAATCATCTTGTTTTTTTCATTGCCCTAATCGCATCTTTAACAACACTTTTAACAAGCTGGTCTATACCTGGAGGAGAAGAATCATCTACAATCCATGCATCATTAACTTCAGGAGCATCCCTTAATCTATCAATAAAATCTTCTAAATTTATACTCTTTTTAACAATTTTATCAATAGTATCACACATTTTTTCATCTATACGCCCTTTATAAACATACCACCAGCCCGTCAAAGTGGCTTCGTGTGGAAAAGACCTTACAACACCTATAATATAAGAATTAATATACTCATCAAAATTATCAGAATTACCAGCAACCCAATCCATAAAATCATCAAAATCATCGGTTATAATACTTATATCTAACCCTTTATCTCTAAAACCATCTATAAGATACTCTTTAAGATAATCAAGAGCTAAATCATAAACCTCCTCTTTCTCTTGACACTCCACCTCTAAAACAAAACTATCTAAACCTCGCTCTACAGCAAATTCAAGCTCAGGGTCAACCCCAACAAGAATTTCCATTTTCCCTTACCCCTTATTTTTTAAACCTCTTTATATAACATAAACCCTACCATTTTTTTATATAATATAGACCATACCATCTTCTTTAATCCCCTAATACATAGTATACTGAGCCACCTTCAGGAATAGATACCTCCCAGCCATTTCCATCATATCTCCCTAAAAAATGAGCCCAACCATCAATATTAACAGCATTTTTAGCCGCTTCTGAATAATTTATATATAACATTTCAAAAGCTGATTTCTCATCATATCCTAGTTCACCAATTAAAAAATCTAATGGATCATATTCCAAAACTTTTCTTGCTTCATTCAATCTTTTTTCAATCTCCTCTTCAGACATATCACCCTGCTCACTATATATTTCCTCTAAATCATCCAAAAAAAGTCTAATATCTAAGTCACTCATATACAAATAATCTTTTAACCAATCTCTATTAAAAAGTTCAGGCTCATCTAACATCTCTTCAACTCTTAAATAAGCACACTCCTCTGCATCCTTTTCACTCATAAAAAATAAAACAGAATGATCATCTAAATTAAACTGATAGCCATGACGATAATATTCTTTAATATCTAAATTTTTAGCTATCTCTTTACAATCCTCTATCTCATAACAATCTTTAAGAGATGGAAATAAATCACTATATCTCCCAGCTAAATCTAACAAAATATAAGGAACAAAATCTTCTTTAGCCACTTTTCTCTTACCTCCTTATTCTCTAAGTCTTTATACCTCACTTTAAATCCCTAATTAGATCTCTAACAATCAATTCAGCAAAAAAATCTGCATTTTCATAATCATAATGTATAATTCTTATTCTACCAAATTTAAAAAGATCTTCTAAGCTTCTAATAAAGTCTTCTAGAGTTTTACTCTCCCCAGTAGCCGTGTAAATAACACGCTTTATTTGTTCATCTATATCTCGTTCTTCAACATCATAAACATCCCATTTACCTGTCAAATTAGCATATTCTGGTCTTTTACTTACAATATTTCTAATATACGAATCAATATAATCATCAAAATTATCAGAACCAATACTACTATAAATATCACTAATCCATTCCGCAAATTCATCAAGCTCATCTGGTATATCTATATCTAATTCTCTAAAACGAACACTAAAATTATGTGCAATATATCTCCTAAGATAATCAAGAGCACTATCATAAATTTCCTCATCCACATAATACTCTACCTTTAAAATAAAATCTTCTATACTAGAATCACCAGTCTTAACCCCAACAAGAATTTCCATTTTCCCTTACCTCTACCTCCTTATTTTTTTAATTTTTTATATAACATAAACCCTACCATTTCCTAATTCTTATTATATCACCAAAATTATTAAAACTCTCAAAATTCCTACCTATATCAATATTTGAACTCGCCATACGCCAACAATTAACCAAACACTCAAATAAATCAGAAGTGCTACGAGGACTATGATCCACCTTTGCCAAATCCCTACTCCTCCTCATACGCTTCATCTCCCAATACAACCTCGTCTGACTATCCATCAACCTACTATCACTATCCTCAGACCTTAACCTCGGCAATAACTTAACCCTACCAGATAATAAACCACCCCTAAAACTCAAAAAATCATCCACCTTCAAAGCACTCATAGCATACTGTTCTACAGGTAAACCCTTTAACTCTAAATGCTGAACTATACTCTCACTATTCCAATAATCAAAAGAAATCTTCAATACTTTTAACCTCTTACATATAACCTCTAATAACAAAGGAATACACTCATAATCAACATACCTCCTAGCAACCGCATCAGGCAAGATGTGAACCACAAAACCACATACCAAACTAAAACCACCAGACTTATCCCAAATCCTCTTACAACCTACTATACCAAAACTATCCCTACTCTTACCCGCATCACAACCTATAAACCACTCCCCATCATCAAACCTTATATCCTTCACAACCTTACCTATATAAACCACCCCACCATAACCTATACGCTCTATACCATCAAAATCAACCACAGGCTTTAAACCCTTATCCTCCACCAACTCAACTATCATATCCCAATTCTCAAAAAAAGGAACATCAGACCCTGGTGGCTCCGCACCAAAATCACGAACCGCAGCTATATAATCATCCTCAAACTCCTGAACAAAATCAGACTCCTTATATAAACGATTAAACTCCCAAGTGCTATAATGCATCTTCAAAACACTATCCCCAGACTCATCCTTCAACTTCATCATCAAATAATCATCCACACTCAAAGGACTACCAATCGCCACTAAACTACCCACCCAACCAGGCAAACCCATATCCTTAACCGCCTTCCTAACCGTCTTTAAACTATGCAAACCAACCCTCCATACCTCACTCGCACTCCTCTTACTCTCCGTCGTATCAAACCTACTCAACTCATCTATAATAAATAATCCCCTCGTCTTACCCGCTAAACTAGCACTACTACTATTCATACTCTCTATATGATAACCAACTACATCATTACGAACACTTGAACCCAACTCCTCATATAAACCATCCTTAACATAACCACTATCATTCATATACTCCCTAAAACGCTCATACCATATACTATTATCACGAATAGAACCAAACTGAGCCCATATCGTCCCCTTAGCCTGCTGAGCAGAAACAGCTATACACCCTATCTCTATATACGGAACAGATTCCAAACCCAAAGCCCTCCTTATATCACCCAACCTATTAAAAAATACCTCAACATAAGACATAATCATACCAGCTAAAGTAGTCTTCCCAGCCCTCATACCTATAGCACCAACCAAAACATTATACTCCTTTAATAACCCCTCTTTAATAAAATCCCTCTTTAATAATCCACACTTAGGACAAAATTCGTCCATCTTATTATTATCCCAAACTAATAGATTATCCTTTAACAACTTTGACTTATCTATTGTAAATACATCCTTACTGCTAAAACTTGAACAAATAGGACAATAACATTGAAAAAACTCCCTTAAAGCATAGTATTGACCTCTCATATCATAAATAGCAGATAAATTTAAGAATTTTTCACTTGCTACCCATTCAATTGGATTTACTGGATAAGGGAGGTCTATTTTTTTATTATCTTCTGTGATAGAGAAGGCTTTATTAAGATAGTCGCTTACCTGTATGGATAGCCATCTTAAATCGTGCCTTGATAAAGGTAGCCTCATTTTATTCTTAACCTTCTGATATAAATTTTCTTTCTAAAACCCTTAAAGAATTCTGTAAAACTTTAGCCATTTCAACCTTTACATTATCCATACACTTTCTTTTATCTTCTTGAGGGACATTTAACCCTAATAAAGCATAATTTAATATATTAGATACCCTATATACCAAATCTTTTATAAGCTCCTCAAAACTAGACATTAACAATTTTCTTATATAATCCCTATCTGTTTCAATTCTTGCTATATCACTTGCTACTTTTCTTAGCTGGTCTACCACTAATCCATACAATTTTAAATCTTTTCCATCATTTACATTAGAATCCTTATCAAATATCTTTAACTTATTATCTAATACATCATAAATTTCTTTTAAAGCTACAAGAGAATCAAACCTTTTTGAGACCTTTGGAAACTTAACTATACAACCTAATTCTTTATCTAATTTTTTTCTACCTTTATCTCTTTTTAATATCTCCCTTTGTTGGATATACAAATTTTTTAATTCATTCTCTAAATGATTTAGATAATGATGTCCTAAAATGTATCTGGTAGCCTTTATGTTCATATCCCTGAGTTTATTTACTACATCCCCTAGGGAGAGGACTTTATTAAACTTTTCTTTATGAACTAGTTCATCTGCGGTGGAATTCATAACACAAGCCTTACAAATAACACATCTCTTATTATAGATAAACCCCATCTTACCTTCATATTCCATTCTGATATTCCCAAATAAAGGTTCTCTGTTATTTACTATTATTGGCTGGTATTCTATCCCCATCATTAGTATCCTCTAATTTTTCTTTATTTTTTAATATATTATCTAATAAATTTAACCTTTTATTTAAATCCTTATATAATTCATCAAATTTATTTTTGAAATCACACATCATCTTACATTTACTGAACATCTCTTTGGCATTTTTAAAAGCGGAATCAAAATCGTTCCCAAAACCTACTATCTGAAACATACGATTATACCCTGGTAGAGAATACAGGACATCCTCACTAATCATCACCCTATCATATACTATACCCTTATCATCCTCTTTATCCAGCTTATATAAATCATTGCAATCATAAAAATTTTCTGGCATTTTTGAAAAGTCAAAATCAGAAAAAGCAGATATAAAATAAGCACAATTATAAGATATATCTATATCACAATCCTTACCCCTAGCTATACTATCAAGGACATCAACTATATTATTTATCATTCTTGTATAAATCCTTCCCCAAGGATACCCAAACCTACCAGCAGTCCATTCCAAAGCATAAAACTTACCATCATTTGATAATATACCATTTATATCAACCATACCATTATACCCCAAACCAGATAAAAACGATACCATCTTTCCTAAAGTCTCCTCAAAAATAATATCCTTACTGCCCCAAATCAAATACCCACCCCATTCACTCTCAAAAGACCTTACAACAGGAAATAAAAACTTATTACCATTAAAAAAAGCCCCAATAGCCACCTCTACACCATCTATAAATCTCTCTAAAATCCAATTCAACTCCAATCCCCTCTCAACATCATCTACCCTATCTATCTCAGATAATAACTCATCTACAGTCCCAACAACCGTATCTATACTACCAGATACCACATCAACCTTTAATACAAACCTCTCAGAACCATCCTCACCCCTTAAATAATCCTCAACCTCATTCAAATTATGAAAACTCTTAAAATCTGGAACATCCACAAACTCAGATAAAACAGACTTACCCCAAGCCCTATCCAACTCCAATGAAGACCCCCCTAAACCAGAACCAAAAACAATAAAACCCTCATCCCTCAACATATCAGGCAAATCACCAAAATTATTATCAGTAAATACAACCAACCAATCCTCCTTATCTATATCCCAAATACACCTCAATTGCCTATAAAAATCCTTTACTATCTCTAAACCAAACCTCTCAAAACCATACCCTACAAGATACTTATCTAACTGTGGAAAACCCTCAGACCACGAAGAATAATAATAAACCTTAACAGCCTTCTTACAAAACTCCAAAGCTATACTCAAATCCAACCCAGAGCCCAAAACTAATATATTTTTTACCATTTCTTCCCTCATATTATAACTATAATCCTAATTTATCAAAAACATTAAAAAATATCATAAATTAACCCATTTTAGCATTATTTATTTTTTTTCGTCCCTAATAATGTTTCTTCATCTACTAAAATTTTTCCATCTTTTAAAATCTTAGTTTTACCCCATCCAGTTTCTCCAGTGCGTCTATAATGCAATAGCCTGGCAACCATAATTTTACAGTAGGTAGGATTTATATCCATCGTATAACATTTACGCTTGCTAATTTCTGCTTGTAATAAAGTAGATCCCGAATGTCCAAAAAAATCTACTATAATGTCCCCCTCTTTACTGCTTGCATCAATTATTCTTTTGGCAGATTTAAGGGGTTTTTGAGCAAAGCAACCTTCTATATTTTCATGCATTAAATAAAAAACTTGTTGTATATCATACCAGACATTGCCCGCTCTAATAGTTAAAGATTTACTGCGTTCAAAATTTTCTGTTAATTTTCCATTTACCTTTTTATAATAACCTCTTGTTTTTTTAGGAATATCTGTGTATTCAGCTTGAACATTAAAAGGCGGGTTCCCTTTTATGTAATAAAGTAATTCTTGTCTTACTGCCATCCAATTTTTTTGTGTTCCGTATCCCCGTTGATTTCTCATTGTTATAAAATTTCTAATCTTAATGGGCTTCTTTCTCATCATAATTATAAAGTCAGGCAATGGTTGTAAATCATTCCTAATATCCGCACCAAGCCAAATATAAAAGGATGCATCTCTATTAAGAATGTCTATTGTGTTATCAACCCATTTTTCGCACCAAGCGATATATTCATCTAAAGGCAAACTACCAAATTCATCATTTATATCAACATTATAAGGAGGGTCGTGAATAGCAAGAATTGCCTTTTCTCCTTTCATCAACTCTTCTATATCTTCTTTTTTTGAAGCATCAAGACAACCAACTCTATGGCCACTAATAGGATCCTCCCAAATAAAGCCATATTCAAAATCGGGAATTTTAGAGATTATTATATTAGAATTTAATTTTTTTTCATTTCCGCAAACAAAACATACAACTTGGTCTTCTTTCATAAACAATCTCCTTACCTTCTTTTTTATTTATTTTTATCAATCCTTTTTTAAAATCACCAAATGCTCAGTTTTTATCCTACTATCTTCCATACCAGAAGCAGGGTTAATACTGGATTCAAACATTACCCGAGAAACTATCTTATCCACAAAGGTAATTTCATGAACCCAGCCCAATTCTTTCATCTGCTCAATAATTATTTCATCAATCGGAATAGAGGTGGTCCTTATTTTTGCTGGACCAACAAAAATACACATATAGTTCTTAACCTGAGCGGATAAAGTTGAAAACGCTTTAAGAATAGCATAAAAATATCTATCGTATAATTGCCTGAGATGCTCCTCTTTAATTCTCTCTCTGAACTCATAGAACTTTTCCGAGTATATTTTTATTTTAGGAAGCTCACAATAAGGAATTTCTTTTTTACTCAATTCTTTTATATATTTTTCCTTATAGCCTAACCAGAACAATTCCAGCTTGGTTGACCTGATATATTCTTGAGCCTGCAAATAAGGAGGAGAGGTAATTAAGATATTTGCCGAAATATCTAAATTACTCTCCAATATATCTACCCCAGATTTAATTTTATAATTAACTGCTTTAGGTTTAAAAGAATTATACTCCCAAACCTTTTTGAGAAATATACATATCTCTCTCTCCAGCATAGTGTAAAATTTATGTTTCCAATCCCCTTTTAGAAGATTTTCAACTTTTTTTATGGAGTATTTTGACTTATATAATTTATGAACCTTTTCATCACTAAATGAAAAATATCTGGTCAGCCGAAGAAGAGGTATGACCAAAGCATATTTAGATTGATTAGGTAGAGTATAAGTGGCTCCCCATGCTTTAGAGAGAATTGGCAAAAACTCTTTTGGAAACCAATAAGTTAAATTTGACCATTCTGGGAGAAATTCCTTTTTGAAATTTTTAATTTCCTTCAAAAGTTGTAAAACATCTATCCGAGGATTTTTCATAACTGACGCGCTATGAATAACTTCTAAAATTGGATTTAAATCCCATAACTCATAATCATAGCCATAAATTCTGGAGACCACTCCCACCGTGCCACAACCAGCAAACGGGTCAAATATCTTAAAGCCTGGTTTTGCGTATTTTTTTAGCACATAAGCGATAACTTGAGGAATAAATTTAGCAGGATATTTATAGATAGAAAATGTGCCATAGGTAGTTGATGGAATTTCTGGGATGGTGTTTCTGAAAAGGATAGGGACTTTTTTGGACTCATCAGGAGTTTTATTTTCAGCAGGTTCTAAAATGTTCTCCAACTGGGCAGTAAATCCAAGCTCGGGCTGATGGTATCTTTTCAATTTTTCAATCATTTTTCTAATTCCTTTTTAGCATTATTTATTTTTCTAATAAAAATAAATATTCTTTGTGTGGCTCCTCTTTTTCTTTAACCCATTCGTTTGTCCAACGCATAGAACTCATTACATTTTTTTTATAGTTGATTTCTTGAATTTCTATTATCTTAGATTTTTTTGAAAAAGCATTGACCAGGTCATTAAAAGGAACTCTACCACCAGAACTATACGAAAATAAGATAAATTTTGATTGTGTTTCCTGAATCAATTTTTCTATTGCTTCCATAGCTATAAATTTTCCTGCCTTATTTTTTCTAAAATCTTCAAACGGCGAATAACTAATTTTATCGGAGCTATCAACTCTTCGGTTTGTCGTGCCAAATAATTCTGGCTGGTCGTTTTTTATAATTGTTGTCCATATATGATAATAAGCCTGATACCTCACTCTTGAAGGAGGCATTTTCTCATTACCAGAGCCGTATGGTGGGTCATAATATGCTAAATCTACTTCTATTTTCGGAACCAAATTGAAAATATCTTCTTGATAAACTTCGTGATTTTGGTCACTTATAATAAACTTTGGAACCTCTAACTGCATAGTCTTATACGACCTGGGCGCCCATTCTTTCAAATATGATGCATAATGCCCAACAGTGCTTTCTACTTTATCAAGAGCCAATATTAAACTCGTTAACAAAACCGATTTCTCTATCTCATTTTTCGCTATCTTATCTATTTCTTCTCTTATAGCGTCCAATTTCATTGTATTATGAATTTGCCAAGGTCGTTTCGGACCTTTCTTTTTAGGCTCGCCTCCATAATGCTCTGAGAACCAACCATATCTCCCAGGTAAATTATTAAGGTAATCAACAATTTTTTGATAGTATTCCTTGGGTTTCTTGTTTAATAAATAACATTCAGCAAATACCTTTGACCACACAGCAAAATCATTAGCAATAACCCTATAACCCAATTTCGCAAATGCTTGTGAAACCCTGGTAGTGCCCGAAAAACCATCTAACACCTTTTTTGGCTCTAATTTATAAACAAGTTTTAAAATATAAGGAATTATTTTATCCTTTGAGCCAGCATATTTTATACCTTCGGTTTCTACCCCTTCCCTTTTTAACACCTCTATCTCTCTTACAACTTTATCAATATCTATCCCTTCCCTTTTTAACTCCTCCCAACAAGGCATAGTTCTTATAAAACCCCCACAAGGCATAGTTCTTATAAAATTTAGAGTGCAGGAGAATTAATTAATTTATGCCAGAAAGTCCTTACGCGACTCTCTAGAATTTCTTTTACGCGAATAAATGAAAGTGCCTTCTGTGTAAGTTGGGCGTAGGGTTGGTAATTATCATCAGGATCAATACCCCAGTAAACCCAGCCGATAAGAGAATACTTTTCTAAAACTCTTTCTTCTTCTTCGTTTTCAATAGGTGCGTATTTTTTAAATTTTCTAAGAATACCTAATTCATATTTATCCATTTTAACTCTTCTTCCTCCTTTCTTTTTTAGAATTAGCTAAATATAAAATTTTTGGTACAATCAGTAAGCTCCTCTTCAGTTAAATCTGGGTGCTCCTTTTTGAAATTTTCCATCATTTTCTCCTTTCATCAACTTTATTTAAATACTTGCATCTACAATTTTAACTATTTTGGCTCTTAAATCAGCCTTCCCATCAATAATAGACTTAACCTCGCTTATAATTTTTTCAATTTCATTCTGATCCTTGCTTATTGGTAATATAATTTCTTTCAATCTATTACCAAGAGTTGAAATAGTTGCTTGCACAAATGTTTTAGAATCTATTTGCTTTCTTACAATTTTACTATTCAAAAGATAAAACAAATAAAATGGATTAATAAATTCATTGTTTAATACTCTAATTTTCTTTATGTGACTCTGAATAACTATTTTTAAATCTAATTTTGTAACTATAGCAGTCCTCCCAATAAGAAATGTGCCATCATTAACAAATAAAATATCATTCTCTTTAATATCCTGTATTTTTTTATATTTATTATAAACATCTTCAGATACAGCTTTTACTGGATCAAATTTTATTTCCCAATTAACAATATCACTTGTCCTCACAAATGGTATTTCTCCAGAGCCATAAAATTGCGAGCCTATTTCATTCCCTCTCCTGACTTGTAAAATTCCTTTATCTATTAATTCACCAATAGATAATAACAAAAACTTTCCACTTTTTTTAAGCGAGTCTATTTCTTCGGCAATCTCAGGGTTGTAATATTCAGGTATAAAAATATGGTCATTTAATTCATTATAAGAGATATTAAATCCCAAATGATCAACCACAGTCTTATCATTGCTTTTACGCGAATTAAACCTTTTAGCAATTATAGGAAGATCATCATCTAATACTTTTTTATTACTAGATTTATCTATTTTGTATATCGGTTTTCCGTTCTTATTGTGACCAACACTATTTGCTATAGCCATAAAAATTGATTTTGGTTTCTCAGTAGTTTTTTTCAAAAATAATACACTTGTCTTTGTATGAGTGCTCGGTTGAAAAGTTTCTTGAGATAAACTTACGACACCAATAATTGATGCTACACTTGAAATATACTCCCAAATATATCTATCAGAGGGATTGCCAAAAATTCCCTCAGGCAAAACAATCCCTAGTCTCCCCTCGTTACGAAGTAATTGCAAACATCTTTCAATAAACAAAATCTGTGGAGGCTGTTTATCAAGTAATTTATTTGTATGCACCCACTTATTATTGATATTTTTCCATTTATGACCAAGTTGATACTGGTTTAGTAATTTTTCTCCAATAACTGGTATTTTTGATCCAAATGGTGGATTTGTGAGAACCATATCAAAAGTGCCAAGTTTAATTTTTTTCTTAGTATCATCACTCCATTTTTCGGGCACTTCTAAACTATTCTCGCAAAAAACATCAAATTCATCATTCCCAAGTAGCGAGAGATAAATTTTTGCTATTTTAGACAAGAAGGCGTCTTTATCAATTCCAGCAAGGTAAAAATTTTTCACATTATAGGAAATAAAATATTTTAATGTATATACAAGAAATCCGCCACTACCACAAGCAGGGTCAATAATTCGCTCTCCTCCCTGAGGAGATAAAACATTAATCATCATTTGAACAACATTTCTCGGAGTAAAAAATTGCCCCTCTCCACCTCTAAAAGAGGTGCTTATTAATTCTTCAAAAGCATCCCCAATAACATCTCTATCAGCATTTAGAATTGAATAATCTTCTAATTTTGAAACTATAAACGAGAGTTCTTCTGGTTTTATCTCAATTTTTTCATTCTGTTCAAAAATATCCGAATATTTTTTCTTAACATTTTCAAACAAATTATTTATTCTTTGCTGTAAAATTTCATAATTATCTTCGGGACGATTAGAAAAATCGGTTACGCCGTAACTGTTTTTTTCATCATAAATCTTACAAAATAAAAGCCGCATTATATTCTGCGCAATTTTTTCATCTCTTGTAATACCTGTAATGTTACCAGCAAAATAATCTCTAATTTCTCTAAATATCAACTTAAGGTTATTTATTGGTTTTAAATCAGTAACCTTTATCATTTTTTTTAATTTCATTCTTATCTCCTGACTTATCATCAACAAAATCAGTTCTAAAGTATTTTAAGTTACCTCCTAAACCTTCTACCCATTCACCTTTCAAATTTTTATACCCCTCAATAACTTTTTTAATTCTCGGATAGCAAACATTAGTGCAAATATTATTCTCATTATTAGTGCAAAGAATAAATTGCCTATTACCACCATCTTCTTTATTTAACTCTAAAACCGCTTGACCAGTAGTGCCGGTTCCAGCCATAAAATCTAAAACTACCAAATCTTTTCTACTTGAATACATCTTAATCAAATATTTTATTAAACTTTTTGGTTTAGGATTATTAAAAACTTTATTATGAAAAATATTTACTAAATCATTGGTGCCTTCAGTAGTTGTTCCGACTTTATCCAACCAACTTGAAGGTGTTATTAGTGCTTCTTTAAGATAGAATTTATATCGGGGTTTCTTTTTGGGATTGCCGTAAAAGATAATCCTTCCTTGTTTTAATAATTCTTCAAATTTTGGCTTTGAAAATCGCCAACATTTTCCTTCGTCAGGAAAATATTTGATTTTATTTTTTTTATCATAAATTTCATAAACTAGTCCCTTGCTAACATGAACTCCAGAAATTTCTATATGTATATCTTTCCACGGACCATTCGGATCATTGTCTGGATTACTAAATTTTTTTCTATACTCCTCGTCGGGCACCATTCTAAACATCTGTGGTATTGATATTTTGTTAATATTTTTTGCATATACCAAATTATAATTATGATTTGTAGAAACGATAGCATCATTAGAAATTGAATTTCTAGATTTCCAACACAAATTAATAATAAAATTATTTTCTCCAAACAAATCTGGATTATCCATTAACAACTTTAACTGCGCTACTTCATTATCATCAATTGAAATAAAAATTACCCCTGTATCTTTCAATAAATTCTTTGCCAGTTTTAACCTTTTCTCCATAAAAGAAAGCCATTTTGAGTGGCGATAACTATCTTCAGGATCTACATATTTGTCATTAAAAATAAAGTCTTTATTGCCAGTATTATAAGGTGGATCAATATAAATAACATCAATTTTTCCTGCGTGGGTATAATTTAGAACAGAAAGAGCATGATAATTGTCTCCTTCAATAAGTATGTTTATTGGCTTTGAAGGGTCTGTTATAATTTCCTTATCTTTAATTTCCTTCAGCACTGGCATTTTTTCTTTACACATCTCAACCACTTCTTCTGGCTTATCTTCCCAAACAAGTCCATATTTCTTACTTTTTTTCAATTCCTTTTTCTTCCTCCTTCTTATTTTTCCTCCTTTTTTAATCTTCCACTTTCTAAATAATCTAATTCAGGTTGATAATTTGGTGCTAATTCAATCCTCTTCAAAGCTATCTTAATATAATCAGGATTTAATTCTATACCTAACCAATTCCTACCTAATCTTTTAGCTACCACAGCAACCGTCCCTGACCCCATAAACGGGTCCAAAACTATACCATCAATAGGACAACCAGCCCTCATCATTATCTCTACCAAATCTTCTGGAAATACAGCAAAATGCATCCCATGAAAAGGTTTATTATTTACCTCCCAGACACAACGACGATTTCTTATCCTTATATTATTCTTTAAAACCTTATCTGCCATCTTTTTCCATTTTTCGGGAGTAAAATTATAGGCTTGACTTTTAATAGAATTATTTGCCCGCTCAAACCTTTCAATAGATGTTTGCTTCATTGTCTCAAACTGCTGTTCAAAATAATAATCCCTCCCTTCCCATAAAGATTTTTTAACCTTACCTTCTACACACTTACACTTCCTATATTTTCTTGCACGAGGCGATGAAAAATCATCTGCGGCATCTTCTAATATTTTAGTATCACTAAAATTACCACTACAAACAGGGCAATCTGCCCATTCCCAATCTACACCCTCTACTCCATTCACCCCCTTAGGCTTCTGATAAACAATCTCTTTTGTTTTTTTATTAACCCAAAATTGAGTTTTATTTGACTTTACAAAAAAGAAAATCTTTTCATAATCTACCGTAAATCTATCCTTCACACTCTCAGGCATTTTATTTCTCTTAAACCAAATAATTTCATTCCTCAAAATCCATCCCCGATTTACCATCTCAATAGCAAATCTGGAAGGAATTAAACATAAACACTTATCAGGTAAATTCTTTGATCTAGGAATACTGAGAGCCCTATAACTACTATCTCTACCACCAGACCTCCAACTACTTCTTAAATCTTTATTTTCTAAATCACTTACCCATTCTTTACTTACTGAATGACCTAAATAAGTATCACCCAAAACTACCCAGCAAGTCCCCGCCTTTTTTAAAACTCTTTTTACCTCATCAAAAACACAACATAACTTGTTAATATACTCATCAAAAGTATATTCCTGACCAATCTGCCCATCTACTTTGTAATCTCTTAACCCCCAATAAGGGGGAGAAGTAATAACACAATCTATGCACTCATCAGGAAAAGTCTTTAAAACTTCAAGAGCATCCCCTTGAAATATTTTACTTAATTCCATCGCTACATCCTTATCTATCTAAAAATTTAAATCTAAAAAAATTCTCACTCAATTTTATCAATCAGATAATTCAAGAAGAGAAGATGAATTAAATAACTATTCAGGCTCATCCCATTTTTTTCCGCCTGTTTAGCCAGAAGAAAATGAAGGAAGCTAGGGATTCTGAGCAAAATTCTACCACTATATTCTTCTTCCTTATCTTCCTCTTCCGTCGGTTCGGGAATTTCTAATCCTGCCTCAATACTTTCTTTTATCACATTCTTTAACATTCGGTCTAAATTTTTTAACGCTTCTTTTTTTGTTTTTCCGTCACCCAGACACCGATATTCACCTAGCACGGGTATTGAAGCTACCCAACCACCTCCTCTTTCTTCTGGGATTCTTTTAAGTTTAATCTCCCAAGGAAGATCAAGATAATAGTTCATATCCTTGTCCACTTTATCCACCTTTTAAAACTAATTATCTTTTTTTAAGGTCTTCAACATACTCAATAAATATATCTTTAAACATGCTTAATTCCTCATCCGTAAAAAAATCCCGAGGAACATCAATAGAAGTTTTCACAAATACTCCATTATTTTCAATGCCAACTATTCTAATTTTAAAATCCTCAACCATAGCTGGCTGACCAGGATAATCAAAAGTAGCCCTCTCAGGAGACACATAAGCACCTTCAAACTCAAGTATTATAGGTGCATACTCTAATTGATAATCAAACTCCATACTATATTCATCGCTCCATCCCATTTTTCTTAACCCATTTTTTCTTAATCCTCCTTTAATCATTTTTCTTAATCCTCCTTTAATCATTTTTCTTACCTCCTTTCGGAGTCTCCCATTTGAGAGTTCTTGCTTCACCGACCAGACCATTGCCCAATCTCCACAAGCGTAGATTCGGTAGCTCCTCTACCTACTAATAATATATTAACCGATGCATTCAAATCCCTATCTAACATACTCTTACATTCAGGACATATCCAATCTCTATCTTCCAATTTTAAATCTACATTTATATATCCACATACAGAACATCTCTTTGAACTCGGACAAAACATAGGTATCTTTCTAATCGGAACACCAGCCTCTTCCGCTTTGTATTCTAACTTAGAAAGAAAATCAATCCAAGAAGCATCATATATACCTTTTGATAATTTATGATTCTTAGTCATACCATCTATATTTAAATCTTCTACATATATCTTATCATAGTTATCAACAATATTCCTGCTTAATTTATGCAAGAAATCCTCTCTCTGATCCCTTATTTTTCTATAAGTTTTAGCCAATATCATTACAGCTTTATTCCTATTCTTTGAACCCTTAATCTTCCTTGACAACTTTCTATGCCTTATCTTCAATTTCTCCTCTGATTTTTGTAAATATCTCGGATTTTCTATCTTAATTCCATTACTTAAAGTAATAAAATTCTTTAACCCTACATCTATACCTACCTCTCTATCTCTTTCCCTTTTCTTAATTTCCACCTCTTTTATGGCAGTAAAAATTATATACCACCTATCTACTTCTCTCTTAACCATACAGGTCTTAATCTTACCTTCTATATCTCTTGTTAACTTTATTTTAATACATCCTATCTTAGGTAATCTAACTCTTTTATTCTCAATCCTAATACTCATATATTGAGGATAAGTGAAACTCTTATACCTATTCAAAGACCTAAATCTCGGAAATCCAGCTTTCTTACCTTTTTCTTTAAGTCTATCAAAAAAGTTCTGAAATGACCTATCTACTCTATGTAAAACATCACATAAAACTTGACTATGCACCTGATTAAATTCTGGATATTCCTTCTTAAAATTCGGTAATTCATAGCACTGGTCATAATAACTCAAGCTCTTCTTATCATTCATTCTATAAGCTCTTATCCTCTGCTCTAATGCTAAATTATACAATTGTTGACATAAGTATAAATTATATTCTAATAGTCTTAGCTGTTTCTTAGTAGGATATAACCTATACTTATATGCTCTTATTAGTTCCATATTTTATCTCTTTCCTAAATAATCTAATTCAGGTTGATAATTTGGTGCTAATTAAATCCTCTAAAATTAAATCCAATGGTTCTAAATCTGGATATTCAACCACCAAAACTGAAACTATATCCTCAATAGTATCACAACCAGATAACTCCTCATATATTTTTAATCCCTCTAATAAATCATTTAAAATAGCAATAGCATCATTATAAGTATCCACCAAAACTGGAAATTTTAACTCACTTACAAAACCTTCTAAATCATTTATAAATCCCTCAATCTTAGAAACAATATCTATAATCTTCGCCCCTATATCACGATATACAGAGACAACTTCCTCATCACTTATACCCCGCTCATTCAAACCACTACGAACCTTATCCATTACATCCTGAGCAAACTTCAAACGAGCTATCCTAAACTCTGGGAGCTTTAAAGCAGTCTGAATCTCATAAACCAAATCATCTCTCCCCTGATAAGATAACCAATTTAATAACTTACGCCACCACTCCGCACCTCTATCACGAAAACGACGAACAAAAGCCTCCCCACCTACATCAGTCTCCTTACTCTCCCTCTCTATTATATCCTCTATCTGATGAACATAAGGAAAATCTGATAAACCTCTTTTCTGTCTTCCATCAACCATATAGCATTAACCTCCTTTTTCAATGCAATTCACCCTCTAAATCATCAATCAAATCATCTAAATCCTCTAAATTAAAAATCATTTCATCTCCAATTTTATTCAACATATCTTTTATCCTCTTCAACTCACTTCTAGACGAACTAAGCAAATCAAAAAATCTATTCCTATCATCTTGATCTATCTCACCATCATCTAATGAGTCCATAACCATCATTATATCACCCAAAATAGCTAATATATCTATAACACTATCATCTACCATCATCCTAAACTCTTCAAAAAAATCTATTTTATCACCAACTGCATCAATACTTAATTCCGCTTTTTTTATCATCTATCACTCCCCATTCTACTAAGTTATCTAACCTTTTCTCTACTTTTAAACCTATGTCTAATCTATACATCATATCTGAAAAACCTATATAATCTAAAGCTCCATAAGCATTACCTCTTGCAGACGATATATCATCACCAGTCCCATTTATAACTAAAACCCTCCCATGACCAGGCACAGAATAATAGCCATCTTCCTTCTTACACAACGCCTGAAAACCTATCTTATAACCATTCTCTAACGCCTCTTCTAAACCAAATATCTTTACAAACCCAGACTTCTTAACAACATCATCAAAAGGATAACCAGCTATATTTAGACAAACTCCAACCACCCATAAATTATCATAAGCTTCAAATCTATCTATCTCTCCAGTTGCTACCCCAAATAATATATCACCTAAATTATCCTTATGCAAAACGCTCTGAATCATAATCATAGGATAACCAAATCTACAAGTAAATTCCAAAACATAAAAACCATCCTCATTACACATACAATCTATATCTATTATACCCCTATAACCTATATCCTTTAAATAACCAGATAAATTATTAAAATACTTAACAAAAGGCAAATCAGAATTATAAGTATAAATCGCACAATTGCCCATCTCACCAGTATTCGGACCAACTTCACCATCCATAAGCTTCTTATGCTCAAAATTTATCAAATAAGGCTCCACAAACTCATAACCATTAAAAAATCCAGAAATAGCACACTCCACACCCTCTATCCTCTCCTCTAAAATAACCTCAACATTAGAATCTAACTCTTTCACTTTATTTAAATACCATAAACAATCCTCTTTACAAACTGGCAAATAAGTAGATAATAAATCAGTTCTCACCTTTGAAAACTTCAAAACAAACTCCCTATCCTCATTATTTACAAAATCTATAGCCTCATCTGGGTTCATACTATAAGTTTCAGGAACATCTAACCCACACTCCTTACAAATAGACTTCGCAAAAACCCTATCATTCTCCAATTCCTCACCCTCTTTACCAGCACCAAAAACAACACAACCCTCCCTACGAAGAAAATCTATATCATCTCCCCAACCTATATCCGTAAATAACACCATATCAACATCATCAACCAAATGCCAAAAATTGTCAACCCTATTAACACCCCATTCCTCAAACAAACCTTCACCATAAGATAAGTCCTCCTGCTCAGGATGAGCCTTAATCCAATTCTCAAAATAATAAACCTCATTCCCTTCCTGTGCTAATTTCCTCACAACATCCAAAGCTAACCCAGTATCAACTACTAATATTTTTCTTTTATCAGCCATCACACAAATCCTTCTTTATTCTCTCATCAATTACTTTCCCAATTTTATCTATCATAATAGATAAAACAGGCTTAGTCCTATCCCTCAAATTATTTAAACTACCCCTAACATTCACTACAAAATCATGATAAGGACCACGAGGCTTAAAAACATCCCTATAATCATCAGGAACTTTACCATAAGACTGAACCATTGCTAAAAATTTTCCTAACTCTATCCAATCCCCTAAATACATAACATCCACATCCCTAATACGATTCAAATCAAAAGCCCTCCAATCCCCTCTTGAATAATCCCAACCTATCAAAATCACATTCCCCTTATTGGTATACCATAAATAGTGAGGTTCAACAACCCGAGTAGTATATTCACCATTTAATTTTCTATAAGCAAACCTAATTACATGATATAACTTAATAACATCTAATAAATCAGCAATCTCTGGAAACTCTATCCTCTCATAATACTCTGGTATCTCTAATTCACCCTGCGCATACCTTTTAGAAAAATTATAAACATCATTCACAACCTTTTTAATATCAAAAAAATCAACATTCCCACCTAAATAAGAACCAACCATATACACACTTGCATCATCATAAGAAACCCCATCCCTACAAAGATAACTAGCCCTATCTCTAATAACATTCAATAAAGTATCCTTACTAGCACCAAGACATAAAAAATAACCATTTAAAGCTGACATTAAATCATTATCCTCTAAATCCTCTAAAGAAGCTACCCTATACTTATTCCAATCATTATAAATATTATAATCTTTATCACTAATAGCATAATTAAAAGAAATCCACCCAGGATAAAATTTTCTTTTAAGATTAAAACTATCTAATAAACTATTTAAAACACCCTCACTCAACAAAATAACATTACCATTTATATAACCTATCACAGGACGCTGAACTTCACCAACCTCTATATCAAACATAACTGGTATCTCAATATCAACATTACCACCAGTATAACCTCTCAACTTTATACTATAAGTCACCACTCCCTTACTATTATCTAACATACGATACTGCAACACTTTAAAATCAGTGATAAAACCAGATAAATCAAAACCAGAAAAATAAGACAAAATCTTATCCCTTCCAATAAGGTCTAAACGAAATTCTTTACCTATATACTGCATCATCCACCACCTTTTAAAAATCCCTTATTTTTAAGGAGAGACGCCGAAATTAAAACAGAAAGGAGGGGAGGTGGGATTATATCTCGGCGTCCCTCCATTAAAGAATTAATATAATTTTTTTGTAACAGGAACAACATCCTCAATCCACCTTTCCACATAATCTCCATTCCTCAAATTTATTCCTACCCAACCATCATCCTTTACCCATTCTACAATACCAACCTTTCCATAATAAGGACTAGCAGGATTTCCTTCAATTCTCACAGCATAACCTTCAGTAACATAATCAGACATCAGAGAACCATCCTCATCACTCTTTTTATTTTCCTTACCTTTATCCTTCTTATCTTTATCTTCCTTATCACCTTTAACTCTAATCTTACCTTCCTTTACTCCATAATCCTCAATCTTACGAATTATATTATTATTTGGAACCCTTCTTTTTTTAAAACCAGAAGCCTTTATAATACTAAAAATTTCATCTCTAACCTTTCCAGAAGTTTTATTCAAAAGCTCTCTCTGCAAATTATCCCAATCCAAACCACCATCATTATACTTTGAAACTAAATATCTAACCCATCCACTATCATCTGGAATTTTACTTATCTTACCAATAATTTCTTCTATCTTAGCCTGCCTCTCTATCTTCTTACCTCTTAACCTATTCTTTATATCTTCCACTTTTGCAAATTTATCTAACTTATTAACAATAACATTTTCTACACTGGACTTAACATCCCTAATATCAAGCACATTTAAATCCAAACTATAATCCTTTCCAGAATATCTCTTTACTAAATCAGTAAAAATTTTTCTAACAGCATTACTTGAAGCATCCGAACCTAATATCCTCAAACCTCTACAAGCATCTATAAAATCATCAAGAGATTTTACACCCTTAGCTATTCTTACAAGAGATTTCCATTCTAAATCACCAATCACCTTATTTAATACATCTTTAATAAAATCCAAAACAGAATCAGCATCTGAATAATTCCTAATATAATCAGCTAACCTTTTAAAATCAGAAAAAGTCCAATAACTACTTGGGTCATCTTCACTCCTCTTCTTTAAAACTGCCAAAAAATCTCTATTCTTAACCTCATCACAAGCTATCCTATAAAATTCACCAGCTTTGATAATCGGAAAATCTAACTCATCAAAACTTATATTATCACTAGCAACTATATCATTCTCTAATCTTCTTAAAAAATCAATCCCAGGAAACATTTTCCTACCTCCTTCAAATTTATTTTACCATCTCTTTCTTACCACTATTCCAAGAATCTGGAACTGAATAATCAGCCTCAAATTCATCTAAAAAACTCTTAACCCTATTAAACTCAGACGGATTCTCAAAATGAAAAATACCTAAATCATCACCAATAATATGATAACAACTCCTCAAATCCCTTTGATTAGCAAAATTATCAACCTTATGAGTCCTTCTTACAAAAATAGAAGCTATATTATTTTTACAACAAATTTTTCTCAATAAATCCGCTCTCAATCTACGAACCAAGTCCAATCCCCCTTTATCAGCATATTTCTCTCCCAATTTTTTATACTCTGCATAAAGCTCAACTGGAGATAACTCATCCTCTTTTTCTATTAAAGCCTCTATTTCACTATAAGCCACCTTCAATAAATTCTCATCCAAACCAGTTCCCTCTAAATACCTCCTCCAATAATTCTTTCCAAATTCATCCAATCCTTTTTTCTTTTTCATTCCCAAAGTAATCTTCTCCTTCCAAGGTTTTTCTCTCTTAACTACATTCTCTACAAACCCTACTCTTTTATAAGAAGATGCATCTCTAAACCAATCTGCTATATCTTTACCATACCATCTCTCAATATACTCAGCTACTTTATCAATATCATCATTTTTAAACAAGGAAAAAATTTTATCCACAACCTGTTCAAACTTATTCCCCAAAATTATTCCTCCTCTTCTTCAATCTCGCTTAACAACTCATTCAAATCAGTTACCAGTTTCTCCTCAAATTCGTCGCCATCAAATTCATCATCTATCACATAATTCAAATCTAATGGATGCAATCCTTCATACAAAGGACTTCTTTCATGAGTAGAAATTCTTATAATCACACCTTCCCCAGATTTTACATAGTAACTTTTGTCAAATTCCATATACTCTTCTGAAACATCGCCCACATAGATATATACACTCTCGCTATGTTGAGATTTTTTAATCTCATAACCAATTCCCAAATCATCTAAAACTTTTTTAACAACATCAACAGCATCATTTATTAGAGCTTCCTTGTATTCCTTTATTCTTGTCCTTTTTAACTCCTTCTCCCTCTCTTTCACCAATTTATCGTAGTCAGTTTCCAACTCTCTTACTCTTTCATCATAAAAAACTGCAACCTCTGCAATCTTTTCCTCCATAGATAAATCCTCCCAATTTTCAACCCCAATCCCCTCAATTAGAATTTGTCCCTCTGGACACCCCTCTAAATCCACCTTGCCACTTTCTATCAAAGCAATCGCTCTATTTTTTTCCTTTACCATTTCGGAAATTGCATCATCTAACTCTGCCAACTTAACATCATAATACTCTTCTTCCAGGGTCCCCCTTTTTGGAAGTTCTTGCTTTCCCGACCAGACCATTATCCAATCCCCACAACTGTTAATATATTAACCGATGCATTCAAATCTCTATCTTCCAATTTTAAATCATACATTCTCATCTTCCAAACGCTCCAAATAATACTTCTCCCCTTCCTTCTTAACCCTCCAAATACGATGAGCAAACTTAACAATTCTACCAACATTATCATCAGAAACCTTACGGGCTAGCTCTAACCTATTACAATCACCATAAATATCCACCCCCATTTCCTTTGCTATCCTAATCAAATCCTCATCACTAAAAAATGATAAATCAGATGAGTTTTCCATAATCTACCTCCTTATTTTTTAAAAATTATTATACCATCCTCTTTCCCTTTAAGCTCTTAATCACATCTTCAACAACCCGTTTAGCAAAATATTCTGCATCATCATAATAGTAATCATATATAATTCTTGCATCA